GGCATTTCGCTGGCCACGGTGGGCGGCGAGTGGTGGCAGGCTCACGCCGGCAGGTTGTGGCGCGACGGGGAAAATTATACGGTGGCCGGCGCCGACCTGTTGTTGCGGTTCCGGCGTCCGACCGTCTGGTCCGTGTTTGGGTTCGGCGTGTCAAATTGGGATCGCCGCACGGAGCGGCTTGGCTCAACCCAGGAGTTTCACATGTTGGTGCGCCTGGGCACGCAATTGGGTGATTTGCTGGCGTTTCTCTCACTTGACCATTGGAGTAACGGAAGTGCGGTGCTGAACACTCCGGAACCGAATGGTGGCGAGGATTTCGCCGGCGCCGGAATCGGCTGGAGGTTTTGATGAACACAATCCTAGTTTGGCTTTCCTGCTGTTTGATCCTCGTGGCTGCGTGGTCTCGCTGGGAAAGCGAGGTATCCATGCTAGACCCTGTCCTGCTACTGCTGGGGGCCGTCTGGTGCCTGTCGGTGGCGCGGTATTTTCGGCCAGCGGCGGAACGGCGGCGGAACATTCCGCGGTGGAGGCAGCGGGAGCACGACCCGCAATGAAAGCCGTGTTATGGGTTCTGCTGGCGCTGCTGGTGGCTTCCCTCGCCATGTGGATGCAGGCGGAGCGGGGCATGTCCCGCTGGGATTACCGTGTTGTCTGCGAAAGGTACTGGGTGATTGCCTGGAATGAGGGCCGCGGAGAACCGGAAATGGTGCGGGTTTGCAAATAACCTCAGGAAAGGAAATGTGATGAATTTACTGATGATGGTTGTCAAGGCCGTTGGCCCCGTCTTGGTCGGCCGGGCCGCGCAGTCCCTCGACACCGAGCACGGCACCAGCGTTGTGCCCGGCGCGAAAGGGATGCTCACATCCAAAACCGCCGTGGGGATTCTCGTGGCAGTACTACCGCTGTTGTGGCGGGCGCTGGGGTGGGAGTTCGCGGAGGCGGAAACCCAGGCCATCGCCGAGCAACTGGTGCAGCTGGGCGGGCTGGCCCTGGCCCTCTACGGGCGCATCGACGCGGGCCGCACCGGGACGCCAATGTTCAAGTGACCGGCCCCCTGCCGCCCGGCGGGCGCGATTGACCACGGCCTGGAGGTGTGGTTTTAGGGCGCGTGGGTGCTCAATCTCCTGAACGGGGTCCCTGGTGGGGGATGATCTGGACTAAAACAACTTTTCCTGCGCCAGTCGCCGGGCCGCCATTTCGCAGTAGCGCTCTTCGATTTCAATGCCAATGGCGCGGCGAGCGAGCGTTTTGGCCGCGACCAGCGTTGTTCCTGCGCCCGCGAAAGGATCAAGGACAAGATCGGATGGTGCGGAGTGCAGCGAGATAAACAACTCCATGAGCGCAGGCGGCTTCGGCGTTGGGTGCCCGTCGGCCGACGGTTTGATGCCCGAAATGCGAACAACGTTTGCCTGTGTGTGCCCCCCATACCATTTGCAGGCTGCACCCGGCTTTTCGCCAACAAGAATTAGCTCATAGTTCCGCCGATAATGCCAGCCCATTCCAAGCCCACCTTTATCCCACACCACGGCCTGTTTGAAGCCCACCGCTTCATCCAACCATAGCGACCACCGCGCGAATTGCGGGTCCGGCCCGCCGCCGCCGGCGCAGCAGCAGCAGCAGCAGCAGCCAGGTTTCAGAAGCCTTTTTGCCTCGCCAAACATCCAGAGCACCAGACCATTCGCCTCTGGCCCATCGTTTGCGATTGGCCGCGCATCGTTATCTGTGGTTTTTCTGATTCCGAGTGCTGATTCCCGCCGATGGGCAAGGTCACCGTTGTTGTTGTTGTGCCCGTAGGGAGGATCGGTAAGAATCTGCTCGACACTGCTATCCGGCAGCCCCGGCAGCACGTCCCGGCAGTCCCCGTGGTAAATCGTGATCCCGGCGTGCTCGTAATATGGTTTCATCGGGCTCCTAGAGCAGGCCCATCCCGCCCGGCACGGTGTATCCCGTGGCCGGATTGGCCGCGTAGGCCGTGGGCCTGGCCGGCATGGCGTCCGGCAGCCGTTCGATCTGCCCGCCCCGGGCAAGGAACGCGGCCACCGCCATCTCCACCTGCGCCTGCGTGGGCGGCGGAGTGCGGTAGCTGTTCACGAACGTGAGTTCCACGCGATTATCCTGCTGTCCCCGCTTTAACTTCGGCATTGGCTTCTCCTTGGTGAGGATTCCCCGCCGGGGCGCGCGCCGCCGCGCATCCTCTTTATCCATGCGGATATAGTGCGCGATGATCGGGTGCGTGTAGATGTAGCGGGGCATCAGTCCCCACACATTCCTGAATCGCAAAAGTTGTAGTCGTTTGGATCGGGATTTCCACGCGCCCATTCTACAACAGCCCGAATACCAACCGCGCCTTTGTGCCGTTTGGGGGAAAACATCACGCGGGGGTTGCCCTTGCTATTTATCCCAGCATCAGCCTCCATTCTTTCAATCTCAGCAATCCGTTTCTCTGGCAAATCAAGCAAGTCAGGTTTCGCGGCGTTCACACAAGGAAAACATTCTCGGCTGCGATGAGGAAGCGGGCGAAATGGGGTTTTAGCAAGGAGAGCGTCACGGTCCCATTGCTGGTGTCTGACAAGAGGCGCCCAAAGTGACCGCCCGCCGTGATTTGCACTTTCTTCAATCCATTCTGGAAAGTTTGCGCGGCCTTGACTTTCAGCGCGACGGATTCCGACCATACAGGTTGCCTCTTTATCAGGATCGTGTCGGTCAAGCCATGTTAGCGCCGGAATGAGTTTAAGGTTTTCTGTGCAAAACTGATATTTCCTGCCCCCTCCGCGAGGCCATGCCTTTTTGCGAGCCAACAAATTGGCCATTCCCTCGCTCTCGGTTTGTGCCGTGCTAAATCCAATTGTCGCGGCCCACTTTTCACCCTTGGCAACCCTCATCGGCCATAAAGCATCAGCCCAGCCGGTGTCTGAGTACAGTACCGTGACCGCTGCTGGTGAACGTAAATTTTCATATGCCCATTGAATCAACGCAACACTATCGTTCCCGTAACTCGCAAAAAGTACGTACATCACCTCTCCATAATCGTCGGGATTCCCGCCGCAAACATCAGGCGCCGCCACGCTTCCGCCGCCGCCGGGGGGTAGACGCCGTTGCCTGCGACACGGATTTGAGCAGCCCGACGGGCCAGCCCATCAGCACCTCGCAAAACCGCGGGTTCAATACCAGGGTAGCGCCGGAGGTACTCGCTCCACCCTTCGAGGTCATCAGGTCCGGGTGGGCTCGGCAAAATTCCCCCACCTGTTCCGACAACGGGCGCGCGTTCCGGGCATGGGTTGTCTCTGACGCATGGATTGACCGCCAATCCCGCGCTGTCAGGGCCGCACATCTTGCGGCTTGCGCCGGAAGCGGCTCCCCACCCGCTCCGAATTTCTGGTTCGGGCCGCCCTTTGCCTCGTCCGTTGCTCGAATCGACGCCCAGCGGTTCGCCGCCGTTTGCAGGTTCAGCCCGCCTTGCCGTCCTTGATTCCCCACCCCTCTTCCTGCCGCGGCCGTGACGAGCGGCCAGCGCGAACCACCGCTTGCGAAGTTGTGAAGCCCCGCATTCCGCAGCGGATACAACGTCCCATCGGAGATCATACCCGACGCCGGCCACTTCGCGTTCAACGGCGGGGAGCCATTTTCGGATTCCGGGCCAGACGTTCTCAAGGAATAGGAGATCGGGCTGGATTTCTGCGGCCAGGCGCATGATCTGGAAGAAAAGGCGGCTCCGCTCTCCCTCCAGACCCGCGCGGCGGCTTGCCGTGCTGAGGTCCTGGCATGGGAATCCCGCCACGATGCAATCCACCGATCCACGCCAGGGTCGCCCGTCGAGGCCGTTGACATCCCCCTGGTAGATCGGCGCCCAGTCGAGCCAGCCCCAGTCAATCCCGCCACGGAGAACCGCAACTGCATCGGGGTCGATCTCACAGTAGGCGATGGGGCGGAGCCATGGGCGTAGTCCTGCATCCAGGCCGCCACCGCCCGATCCGATGCTGATGCTGGTAAGTCGGGGATCATCCACATCTGTGTTCAAGGGTATCGGCCATTTCACGGCACAATTCTTCCTCTGTAATCGAGGGGTCCCGGGTGAGCAATTTCAAATTGAGTAGTTTTGCGCCCCCATCCGCTGGGAAAAGGGCACTCATCAAACGTTCTTTCTCGCTCATCACCCCTCTCCATTCATCGCTAGGAGGGGCCACAGCCGCTCTTTGTGGCGGGCCATGACCGCCATCGCGTACAGCATCCCCACACCTTTTGTGTAACGGGTGGGGCCGGCGTAGGGCGCCCGCGGCCCCTGGTTGTAGCAGTGGGCCAGCCGACTCACCCGCCAACCCCACCGAGCGCGGCATTGCCGCAGTATCTCCAGTGCCCATGCCCGGTTGACCCCCGGCTCCCACAGGTCGGCAATGCGTCCCCGGTACCCCGCCGCAATCGCTGACCATGCTTTGATCTGGCACCGGCCAATCTCCCCGTCGCGCCCCGGCGTGTTGTCGGGATCGGCCAAGCCCCGCGTCTCCCACGCATCACAGATAACATCGCGCAGGAGCGGAATGTCCGTCGCGCTCGCAGCCGATGGCCACATCAGCAGGGCCGCGAGGATGAGGAGGCGGGTCATGTGAGCCCATCCCCCTTGCGCCGCTGAATGTAGTAATCGAACGCCGCTTGCTGGAATGCCCCCAGGACGTAGGTGCGATTTTCCTGCACCCCAACGTTCCCGCTTCTTACTGTCCCGTCCTGCTCAAAAACCAAATACACGATGCTCCGCAACGCGCCGGATTTTGCCTGGGCCAACAATTCCTCCAGGCACTCCACGAGTTCGGGAATGGGCGCAGAGCGCACGGCTTCGAGGGATATTGGTTTGTCGGTCATGGCGTTCTCCTTAGGTCGGCCAGGGCGCGTGTTAAATCCATCGACGCACGCCGCAGTGCCCCGCCTTCGCGTGATCCAGAAATCGTCATGCGATTCTCCTCACTCTTCAACCGCTTCTCGTAGGCACGCACCCGGTCAATAAAACGGTGCGCCTCTTTTTTGGCTGTTTCAATCAAGTCGCGGTTCATCATTTCTCCTTCTTCGCAGCGAGGCAGCCGGGTTTGTGGGTTTCGGGGAACCCCGTTGTCCCATCCCATGAGGCCAAACACACACGGCAGAGCCAACTCCCAGCTACACGGTGAATGACGTATGCGCGATACGCCTCCAGCAGCGCGGCATTCTCGGCTTCAAGCTCCTTAACCCTTTTCGCATTGTCGCCTTGAGCGTGCAAGCGGCGCACCGCATCGCTCCACCAACGGTCTCGCTCATTGTAGGCGGCTTGCAGCGCCCGGTACGCCCGCGATTGACGCCGGGACTTTGCCCGAAGGGCCTTGGCCTCGGCCTCCAGTTTCAGGGCGCTTTTGGCTTCAATGTCGAATGCTTTTCTCCATGAATCAGCCTCAGCCTCCGCAGTATCGGCGCGAGCTTTCTCCTGCTCTCGCTCATCCATTGCGTACCCGTAGTCAGTCTGGGCCTGATCGTAGATGTTTTGGAGGTCTGCCACAGTTTTTCTTAGCGCCCTGACATTATTTATCAGCTTCTTGATCCTGTGCTCGTATCCGTGGTCGTATCCACGCCACCAGCCGGGGCATGCGGCGTCCGTTCCGTCGAAAAGCGTGCCGGGGACAGGCTTGCCGTCCAGTTCCCCTTTGTATTCGCCGCGGCAGATGGAGCGAGCCCCCCGCTCCCCCGCCATCTTGTTCGCGATGATTTGGGCAATTTCTTCTGCTGTTGTAGTCTCCACCACAACCGCGCGAATGTGAGCAAGGGTAAGCGCCCCATCCAAACGACTGCATATCAGTGCGCAGATTTCCCCCGCAGCTTCGCGGTCGGCTTTGGTTGGGCTGTGTTTCACGCCTTTTCCTCCTGTTCATTGAGCCGCGCGGCTTCGGACCGGGCAGCGGCTTCGGGGATTGGAGCCCATCCCTCTAGTTTTCGATCCCATACCCACCACGACGCCACAGTTCCGACCGTTTCCGAGAGGTAGATTCTCGCCTCATACCTTTCCGGCTCTTCGATGATGCGGACGCGGGCGGACTTAGCGTTGTAGAGGTGGGCTGCTTTCAGCGCCATTTCTTGTGTTGAATAATCCCGTGAGGTGATGTTGGGAGCCGTTACCCTCCACCGGATTTCGCCTTTTCCCTCGGTCATTTTTGCTCCAAGTCGTCAGAAAGAGTTTATGGGATCAGCCCGCAGCACGCGCCACGGGCCAAATACAGTCATCTAAACGTTGATCTAGTGCGCGCTCGGCGGGCCAATAAACAAACTCGGCGGTATCGTCGCTGCCAACGATGCCGGAACGGCTACATTTTTCATGATGCTGAATATCGTATGGACCTACATTTACATTCCAGGCATATACCTCCCGCGCACATTCAAGGCACGTCCATGAGAGAATTTCCCCTCGGTAGGAATATGAGGCTGTTATTCCTGCTGGCACTCTATATCTGAAGGCAGGCGGTGGGTCTGCTTCGGGGCCAGTTAACAAGCGCAGAACAATTGCACCGGGTATTCCCAATATAGCCACGGGAATTAAAACCGGCCCCCACAGTAGCCCAGCGGCTAGGCGTGCGAGTGGATACTGTGCAGCATCTTCCCAATTAACCAGCAGGGACATGGCCGCTCCGAACCACACCAAACCCGCCGCAATCATCCACTCAGTCATTTCCCCTCCCTTCGGTTGGGGTTGGTGCGACGTTCTGTACGATTCCCTATGTCTTGCGGCCAAACGCGCCGCTCGCAATGCACGCCGTCACAAGGAGACGGCGGTTGCGGGCGCTCATCACTGTGGTGAGGCCACACCTTGGGCCTCGTACAGAGACACCAGTCTGAAAATTCATGGGTTGGCCGCCCCGCCGGGCATTTGTGGTCGGTCATGCCCTCACCTCCGGATAATCGTCGTGCGTTCCCCGGGGAGCGGCCCTCCTGGCCCCACATCGCACGCAGGTGCCATCCACCCAGCGGTGGTACCGTCCCCGCTTCTTCCCGCGGTGGGCGGCGGCCATCTTCGCCCGCGCCTCGGGGGTGTGCTTCTTCCCGCGTTGGGCGGCGGAAACCTTCGCCCGCGTCTCGGGGGTGTGAGACCGCGGCTGACTGACGGCCGCATCGGCCGGGCGGTAGCAGCCCGGCGTCTCGCACAGCAGCCCGGGCGGCGCCTCCTGCCAGCAGTGCCGACCCGGCGTCTCCCGCTCCACCTCCGCCCGGTGCCGCACGCACAGCACCAGGGTCAGGATGGCCTCGCGGGGAACCTGTTTCAGCGTCGCGCCCATGCCTCACTCCGTCAGGTGGCGGGGCATCTCCCGCACGCGCAGGTCCGCGGGCCACTCGGCCATGTCGCCGCCCTTGGAGTGGCGGAACTTGGGCTGCGCGGGCTCCCGGTCGTTCACCAGCGCACCCGTGTCTGCCCAGGGGTCGATGGGATTGGCCCCAAGCTGTTTGACAAAACAGGCCACGCCAGCGGCCTTGCAGTCTGCGATGGTGTTGCGCGCCCAGTGCAAATTGAAGGGCCGCGCATCGGGGCCGGACTCGCCGCCCATCACGATCCAGTCGAGGCGCTGCGGGCCGGGCCGAAGCGCATCGAGCCCCCCTTTGGCGTGAGCGACAAGCCGCGTAAAATCCACCGGCCCCAGGGCGGGCTCATAGGACACCCACCGTATGGCCGCCGGGGTATCCAACAGCGCCGGAATCCGCTCGTCCGCCGTGGCCTGGTCCTCCACCGAGACCCCAAGCCAGACGTTGGGGAGGGGATTGTAGTAGATTCCGCCGATACCGTTAGGGTCGGCGGCGTCAATAGCCGCTCCCTGCATCGACGTCGTTAAATACTTCCGCATCCGCCCCGCCCGCTTGGTGAGCACCTGGTAGGTGTGGTGGGGCGTCAGCGCCATCACGGCGAAAATGCGGTCGATCCAGGCGTCCGGCACGGACGGGTGGAACAGGTCGCTCATGCTGTTGACAAACACCCGCCGGGGCTTCCGCCAGCGCAGGGGCACCTCCAGGTCTTTCTCGACCAGCCGCACCTCGCCCGTCCACACCGGACGCCCGTTTATCTTCTTCACCAGCCCCTCGTAGGGCTGACCCGGCCCGCTGAACCGCCATGCCTGCCGCATTGCGTAGCAGTTCCGGCACCCTTCGCTCTCCAGCGAGCAGCCCCGAATCGGATTCCACACGCTCTCCGTCCACTCGATCTTGCTCTTGCTTGCGGTCATTGCTCGCCTCAATCGTTATTTGCTGTCAGCCTCCCCGCAGGGGATGCCATCCCTGGCAATGGACTCGTCCCTGAGTCCTCCTGCTCAACGCCGCAGGGCTATCGGCTAAAATCTTTATATTTGACCTTCGTAATGATTCGCCTGCCCATCCGATCAAATAGGGTTTTCTCCGGGCGCAGTACCAAACCCTCAGCATCCCGAGGTCGAACCGAAGCCTCAGACGCGAACCCGTTTTCCGCTAGGTCAATAGCCGCTGCCAAGGGGCCACAGCACACAAGCGGCGCGACGGGTATGTGTAGTTTGTCGCCAACATCCATCACGTTATCCCATTCCAGCCAAATGTTTTTACTAGAGCCCACCAGTACATCAAACAATATGAATCCCGGATCATCCCGGTAATCGCCGCCACCTTTCTGAATCTTAGGCCCGTAACCCTCACCGTACAAAACTGCCCCGTCAGGAAAAATGGGAGCAAACAAGTCGGGCCTAAAATTCTCGTGCAACACAGCCAGAAGGAAGGGCGGAAGATTGGCGTTGTCCGTGCGCCCTTTGATCGTCACCACTGGTGATAAACCAGGCATCCACTCGATGCGAATGTTCATGCCGTCAATCTTCTCCGTCCAAAGCCAGTCCAGACTAGCCAAATAACCAAACTCCGGGCGAGACCACCGGCCCTCCAGAAACGTCTTGTGATGGTTTTCAGGGTCGCGCAAGTACACGCTGTCAATCTTCGGATATATAGACATAATGCCTCCATATATATTTTGGGCGTGTATTTAAAACGGTTCCGGCTCCGCGGCGTCGAGCAACTTGTTAATCATGTCCACCCCTTCCTGAACGGCGTCGCGCTGTTTTTTGGTGAACTTGATCGTTTTGATTTTGACCTTCTCCCGGGCCTCGTTGCGGTCTTTGGGTGCCGCCGCCTGGTACTCGGCCAGCACCTCTTGCACCGCAGGGTCGGTCTCATCCTGCACAGCCGGGTCGGGAGAGGGGGCGCCGTCCGTGGCGAGCTGCCCGGCGTCCTCTGCCGGCGCTTCCGGTGCCGGCGCTCGTTCCTTGAGCGCGTCCTTTTTCCCCTCCAGCCGTTCCCACTGCTCGGGCGTGCAGCGGGCCTTGAGTTGTTTGGCGTGGGCTTTCCACCACTCGGGGCCTTTGCCTTTGTCGAACGCGGCGGTCATGTCCGTAATGTACTCGTCCAGTTTGGCCGGGAGCAATTCGCCGGTGCCCTCCGGCAGGTCGCTCTTGCTCGGGAACGGGCGCTGCTGTGCGCGGACGGGGGGTTGGCCTGGCGCCGGAGTGTGAGATTGTGCGTCCGGGTAGAACTCCGCGGCCACGCCCTCCACATCATCGTCGGGAAACACGCCGGCGGACGAGGAAGTCAGAAGTTTCCGGGTCTGCTCCTCGATTTGCGCGATCTGGAATCCGGCCTGCGCTTGTTGCGTGGCGTGCTCCAGGGCTGCTTGCCTCAACCCTTCCATGGTGCCGCGGAACTCCAAACCCACGACGTAGATGGTTTGCTGGCGCCCATCAGGATCGGCCACTTTCTTTGGCGTCACCACCAGTTCCAGGGGTATCCCCGCAATCCGCCCGCCAGCCGCGCGGTGAATGAACATCAGGCTCCCAAACAGGGCGTCGTGGGAATTGAAGCTGGTGGTGCGAAACTTCCAGGTCCCGCCAAGTCCCGCGGCGCCGTCTATCAGTACGGACAGGCTGGCGTTGATTTTGCATTTCGGGTCGGTCTTTGTGGCCTTGAAATCTCGCTCGATGCGCTCACACGGGCAGGCGCATGTGGAATATGACCCTTCTGCGCCGATCCGCTGAGCCTCCACACCGTTACCGCGGCACCACACGGTTTTCCCCAAATAGGCGGCGTAACTACCCTGGAAATTCAACTCCAGGTCATCAAACAGCAGTCGCACGGGGATTCGCGTGAGGTGATCGGCCTCCTGGCCCGTGGCCTTTGCCACCTCCTGCATAAGCGCCGCGTCCGGTAGAAAATTATCGTCGGCGTCCTTCTCCATCGTCGTGATGATGAAGTGGTCGTATTTCTCCGGCGCCTGGAACTCCACGCCTTGCTTGCTCTTGCGGACGGCCCCTTTGCCGCCAATCTTGATTTTCCCGCTTTCGCGCAGGGACGGGGGCCTATTCAGAATGAGAGACATTGGACTCCTTAGCTTTAGTGTGTGCTTGAAACTGCGAGCACCAGGGATTTACCGGGCAGTAATCCTCACAACGCGTGCGCTCGCCCGGCCTGACTTCGATGGTGATTCCGGGGCCGGTGTGGCCTTCCTTGGCCGCCCATTGTTGGGCCTCCTCCATGGAGAACAGTACCCGGAGCGCGGACTTGCGCCCGGCCTTTTTCACGGCGTACTTGGTGGGCTTCTCCCATATTTCCGCCGGCGTGCATTCCGGGAGATCAGCGTCGGGCACTTCCTCAGCAGCGACCAGGGCCTCCACCCGCTCCGCTATCCACGCCCGACGCCTGGCTTGCGGCCAGAGTTCCAGCGGAACCACGACCACCTGAGTCTGCGGATATTTCCCGTCCGCGCGGGCCTTGGACTTTGACCAGTCGCGCAGCATGACTACGCACTGGATTTTTTCGACCGGGAAACCATGCTGCTCGTACAATTCCGCGTACACGTTCAACTGCTGCGTCCATTCCTCTATGCGGCTCCGGTACACGATAGTCCAGGCCGAGGTCGATTTGTAATCCGTGATGAGTCGCGTGGCCTCGTACAAATCGGTCGCGCCGCTGATCGTCCGCCCGGCGATTCGCATAAACAGGCGTTCCTCCGTCAGGGCGTTGTCTGGGTTGGACTGTTCCAGGATGGAGTGAAGAGCCGTCCCGAACAGGCTCCAGATGCGGTCGGCGACGTCCTCCACGACCTCATCATCATGGCGGCGGTTCAAAATCGTGACCCGCAGAGGAGCCGTCAGGTCGGTCGCGGAATAATCCGAGTCACCGCGGGTGTATTTGTCGTTGAGCACCGCCCGGTAGAACGTGTCGGGCAGCCCGAGCTTGTTGGTGAGTTTCATTTTTACTCCAGATCGTTAGGGAGCCCGCCCGTGTCGCGGAGGGCTTGTTTCAGGACGGCCTCAGCTTCCGGCAGAAAGTATTTATCACGTACCACCGCCACCGCCGCAACGCGCAGGGGGTCGCATATCATCTGCGCGCTTGACAGGTGAAAGCCGTTCGCCGTAAGCATGATTCCGCATTCCGGGCACCGCTGGTGTTGGTGCTTCTCGCTCACTTCAGCGGACCGCTGGTGTTGGTGCTTCTCGCTCACTTCAGCGGAAGGCGGCACCGCCGGCACATAAGGCATGGCCTCGGCGGTGATGTGGGCACCCGCCGGAAACTCCAATTCCACGCGCGTATGATCGCCAACCTGGCCGGTGACGCGAACCCTGCTGACGTGCAGTTCCTTTCCGTTCAACCGCACCTTGCCCTCCTGGGCCACCAGCGGTAGATCAATCTCGAACTGGCGCTGGGGCCGATCCTCCCCGCATTCCGGGCACCGCTGGTGCTTCTCCCGCAGGCCGCGGGCTTGATCGTCCGGGAACTCGTCGGCGGCGAGCACAGCATCCAGGCGGTTCAGCGCCGCTTTTTCATGGTCAGGCATGATTCCTCCTTCGGTCGAGTACGTGTTGGGGCAGCGGCGGGCGGTTCATCATGCGGTGTCCGAAATGCCGGGCGAGTGCGAGTTCAGCGGAAGGGACGCGCCCGCCTTCAGCAGCCCCTGGTCGTGGTCCGATTCCTCGGCCGTCAGGTCCTTCTCCTTGATGCCGCGTACTAGGCGGATGTCGGCCTTGATGTCCGCGATCTTCTTCTCCAGGTGCGTGCGCAGCGCGCTCTTGGCCTGCGGAAGCGTCGCGTAGATTCCGCTGATCGGAATGTCCGTCTCGACGCCACGTTCGGTGAGGCGGATGGTACGGGAACGAAACGTAACCAGGTAATTCATGGTGGTTCCTTCTGTGGGGTTTGCCGTATGGCTTGACAGCCTGGTGTTGATGTGACACCCTCAAACTACAACCCTGTGGGGCGCTTGTCAACACCTTTTTGCAGAGCCTGATGAACATCTACCCTGACACAACGCCAGAGCGGCTCAGCCTAGTACAGAACCACGCGGACAACCTCGGCATCAGCCTGTGGCGCCTGCTCAAGATGGCCGGCATGACCAAGCAAGCCAGCACCCGCTGGCGCACCGGGCGCTGCAAACCGAGCAATCTGGCCTTGCACCGGCTGCTCTCCATCACCGCCGCCGACGTGGAGCGCAGCGCATGACCGCCTTGAAACCCGACCAGGTGACGGTGTTGGTGGACACGCGGGAACAACGACCCTACGACTTCCCCACCATGCGCGTGCAGCCCGCCACCCTGACCGCCGGAGACTACTCTGTGCGTGGGATGGAAAACGATCTGGCGGTGGAGCGGAAGGAACTGTCAGACCTCATATCCTGCATCGGGCCCGGCCGGGAACGCTTCGAGCGCGAGATGGCGCGGCTGCGGGGGTATCAGCATCGCATCGTGATCGTCGAGGCTGACTGGTACGCCGTGCGCTCAGGCGCCTACCGGAGCGCTCTGAACCCGCTGGCGGCTACGCACTCCATCCTGTCCTGGCAGGCCCACTACCGCGTGCCGTTTCTGTTCGCGGGCGACCGGGAGGCCGGCGAGGCGGCTGCGGCGTACTTCCTGTTCACGGCGGCCAAGCACGCATGGCAACGCGGAGAAGCGTTCAGGGAAGCGCTGGCGTAATTCCCCACGGCCCGTCGTTTTTTGTTTTGATCTTGCAGCCGGGGTTGTGATACGCCGGATTTGCGACCGCAGTCCCACCGATCTTCAGCAGCCCCACGGGCGCAGGCTCCCTCTCCTGCGGTCGCTCCCCCGTGGGGTTGCCCATCCATGGATGGATGAAATGCTGATCCTGACCCTGGGCCCTTCTGACACCATTTACATTGAGCACGACGGAGAAGTTGTCGAGATCACGCGGACCATGCACCAGCGGCTCGCTTTCCACGCCCCCGACTCGTTCCGGATCGAGCGGCGTCCTACTGATGATGGCCTGCCGTCCGCGACTTTCCAGAGCCCGGAGGCCACATGAGCGCCCTGGTCTGTCAACTCTCTCCCCGTGATCTCGCTGAGGCCCTGGGTGGCGCGGAGCAGCGGGGCAAAAAATGGCTTGCACTGTGCCCCGGCCACGATGACCACAATGCTAGTTTGGAGATCGAGGCTCCCACCGGCACTACGGTATTCTGGTGCCCGGTGTGCCCGGATCAGCGCGTGGTCTTCAAGCGCGTGCGGGAGACGGTGCCACACGCCTTTCAGGTCAACGGAAAACCATCCCCCACGGCCCAGCCGGCGACAATACCCCCGGCCTCGCCCCCCACTGTGGGGTCGCAATCAGAGCCGCCCAGCACCACTAAGGGCGCCTCCAGCCCACCGCCCTGGGAACGTGATGCCGAGGCTGTCTATCTATATGTAGACGAGACCGGAACGCTGCTGTTCCAGGTGGTGCGGTTTCGTGACCGACGCGACCCGCGCTTCATGCAGCGAATTCCGCGCCCTAGGGAGAAGTGGGATTGGCGCGCACAACCCAAACCGCCCCGCACGGGCTGGAAAGTCCGCGGCACGCGCCAAGTGCTCTACCGCCTGCCCGAGATCGCACCCCGTACAGCCGTGGTGCTGGTCGAGGGCGAAAAGGATGTGGACAACCTGTGGTCCCTGGGCATCGCCGCAACCTGCAACCCGGGCGGCGCCAGCAAATGGCGCCCCGAGTACTCCGAGGCCCTGGCGGGCATGCGCGTGGCGATCATCGCCGATGCAGATCGGGCTGGCCGTGACCATGCGGGCCGGGTCGCGGTGGCACTACATGGTGTGGCGGTGAGCGTGCGCGTGCTGGAATGCCCGGACGGGCACAAGGACGTGAGCGACTGGATTGCCGCCGGAGCGACCTGGGACGACATTTCAGCCTGCCTTCGGCGGGCGCCCGAATGGACGCCATCTCCCGATCCGCCGCCAATTCCGGTTCAGCCCGAGTCCAAAGGCGCCCCCACGGCCGCGCGCCCCAGTTCCCGCGACGTGGTGCAACCCGACGACCTGCCGCCTGACCGGCCAACGATTCGCCTGGTTGCTGGCGAGTTGCCCCACGTGGTGGATGAGGCGGAGGCCGCGTTGCTGAAAACGCCAGACCACGGCGGGATGTATCAGCGAGGTGGGCAACTGGTGCGCATCATCCGCCTGGAGGCGCGCGAGAACGGGGCATTGACCCTCGCGGCCGGCACGCCGATGATCCGCCAAGTACCACGCGCCGCGCTGGCCGAAACCCTGACCATGGCGGCCGCGTGGCTCAAGTACGACGCCCGCGCCAAAGGTTGGGTGGCCAAGGACTGCCCTGAAACCGTCGCCGCCACCTACGAGGCCCGCTCCGGCGCGTGGAAACTGCGCCCGCTGGTCGGTGTGGTGGACATGCCCACGTTGCGGGCGGACGGGTCGCTTCTCCACGAACCGGGTTACGACGCGGACACAGGGCTGGTGCTGCTGGAGCATGACATGCCGGACATTCCCGAAAAGCCGACGCACGAAGACGCGGTTGATGCGCTGCGGACGCTCTCCTGGCCGCTCAACTCGTTCCCGTGGGCCGGCGCCACTGAATCTGAGCGCGGAACTTCCCGCTCGGTGATCCTGGCCGCGCTTCTCACCACCTGCATTCGCCCGATACTGCCCACGGCCCCGCTGTTCGCCATCGACGCCCCGGCTCCAGGCACCGGCAAGTCGCTGCTGGCCGACATCGTGAGCTTGATAGCCACCGGCCATCCAGCGCCGGCGCTCTCGCAGGCGGCAAACCCGGAAGAAGACGCCAAGCGATTGTTTGCTGTGCTGTTGCAAGGGTCGCCGCTGGTCTGCATCGACAACATCGAACGCGACCTGGAGGGCGACGCCTTGTGTTCGATTCTGCAACAGGAAATCTACGAGAGTCGCGTTCTCGGCGTCACTGAAATGAGACAGGTCCGCACGACCAGTACGACGTTTCTTGCCACCGGGAATAACCTGCGGATCAAGGGCGACCTGGCCCGCCGGGCCATCCTGTGCCGAATCGACGCCGGAGTCGAGCGACCGGAAACGCGACATTTCACCCAAGACCCGCGCGACCAGGTGCGCGCTGACCGGAAGGAGTTGGTGGCCGCGGCGCTCACGGTGCTGCGGGCCTACATTGTGGCCGGGCGCCCGGATCAAAGCGGCGAGACCTACGGCGGGTACGAAGAATGGTCGCGCTGGGTTCGCGGCCCGCTGCTGTGGCTCGACCAAGCTGACCCATGCGCCAGCCGCACCCATATCCGGGGCGGGGACGAAGTGGCCCGCCAACTCGGCGCGATGCTGGAAGCGTGGACCGGGGCGTTCGGTTCACACACGATGCCGGTGGCGGCTGCGCTGCAAGAGGCTGATGAGCGGGTCAAACTCGCCATGTCCGATGTCGCCAGTATGCGAAACGGTGACATCGACCGACGCCGGCTCGGCAAGTGGATCGCGCGCCACGAAGACCGCATCATCGGCGGCCGGCGCTTCATGCGCGGCCCGGTTGTCAACGGAGCGCAGTCCTGGAAGGTGGACTACGTCAACTAACTCTTCACGAGGAGAACGCAATGTCAGAGCGCACCACGAAGAAAAATCGACAACACGCCGAGGAGCGCAAAAACACGATGTCCCTGGAACTCAACGCCGACCTGCCGATGCTGGACATCAAGGCCGAGCCCGTCACCAGCGACGAACTGGGCAGCATGGCGTTCATGCTGCAGCGCAATCTGGCTCAGGGCACCTTCGACGAAAATGATGCCGATCACATCCAGGCCACGATCCGGGCACTGGAGACGGCACAGCAGGGCTCACAGGTCTCGCTAGGGCAATGGCTCGCCCCGGTTGTGGCCCGCGGGGAGGGCGTGGACGAGGTCAAAAGTTTCCAGTGCTTCGCGCTCGGCCGCCGGTTGGAGCGGGGTGGCATGGTCAAGTTGCGGGCCGACGACGTGAGCCTCATCAAAAAGATCGTCGGCGCGAACAAGCAGCACGTCCGCTGGGTCAAGGACCTGGTGATTGGCATTCTCGACCCGAACAGCATCGAGGGCGAAATGGAGCGCGAGGTTCTGGAGGAAATCACGGGCGAGATGCACCGGTTGTGGCGCGAAGAGCGCGGATCGGCGAGCGACGGCGATGGAGCCGTCGCACACGCGGCCGGGCCTCCATGATGTTTCCCACGATGTTCCTCACTGAAAGGCGCTTCGGTAGCGCGCTCCAGTTCTTCGGGGCGCTCGCGCAGCACCTGGAAGAAGGCCACAATGTCGCCGTCCAGGTCGTTCAGCACCTCGAAATCACTGGGTGGCTTCTGGAGCAGCACGCTCGCCGCTCCCATGAAGGGCTCCACGTAGCACTCGTGGGGCGGCAGATGGGAAATGATCCACGGGGCAAGGCGCCACTTGCCGCCGCGGTAGCGTAGCGCCGGGCGCTCAATAGAATGCGTTGCTTTCACGTCCGAACCCTTTTTCTCAGTCATGGTGTGCTCCTGTCGTAGCGTGTGAGAATCCGCCGCACCTGTTCACGGTGCCACGTTTCCCTCCGGCGGGGCCTGGCCGTGGCGTTGAGCCGGCGCACCACATCCGCAATGGTAGCACCGTCCGCCCGCCACGCGGCCATCCGCGCGATTACCGATTGCTCGGCCGCGTCCTGTCGTAGCGTCTTGGGGCCACTCGGGTCGCCGTTGATCGGCGCCCAGCGCCAGCCGTAGGGGGCTCGGCCGTTGATCTGCCGCCCCCCGGCCTGCTCGCGCTTGTAGGCCAGGACGTGCCGGATGCGCGCGCCCGACCGCTGGGATTCGAGTTGCGCCAACGCGGCCATCAACGTGCAGATAAACTGCCCCGTCGGCGTGGTCGTGTCTACGGCCTCCCGGATCAGATGCACCGAGACGCCCCGCTCTTGCGCAAGCTGGAAAAACGTCACGGCGTCCACGGTGGAGCGAAACAGCCGGTCCAGGGCCGTGGCGACCACATGCTGCACCTGGCCGGCGCGCACCATGGACACCAGCCGTTGCGCTTCCGGGCGGCCGGGCAGGCGCGTGCCGCTGATTCCCTCATCGGCCAGAACCAGGGGCACGCCCAACTCCCGCAGCGCGCAGTAACGCTCGATGGCCTGCCGCTGATCCGGCAGGCTCAGGCCGTCGCGCGCCTGCTCCTCGCGGGACACGCGCGCGTAGCCGAGGGTCGGGGGGGCGGTCATGGGGCCATCTGCATTCCCCTGCGCGCCCGCGCCCCGGCGATGTCCAATTGCCGGCGCAGCCCACGTGGGGCTTTTCGCAGACGTACCGTGTGGCCGTCGCTTGCTTGCGTTACTACCATCACGGCGGCGCATCCTGACGGCACAGGCCCGCTTATCTTCACAACATCCCCTGGCGCAAAGTAGTACATGGTTACCCCTCCATGAGCGTGTCGTAGAGTTCCCCGCGCCCGACTAGGCGCAGGTTGCTGAGCGGGAGTGCGGTAACCAACGTGTTGCGCACGGTGTCGTAGACCACAAGCACTTTGTATCTCCCATGATTGACCAAGTGCCATGTCACCCGGGCGCTCTGCCGATGGACGTGCATGCTGTCGCCGCGGTGAATCGCGGCCATGATGCCATCGTAGTCTTCCGCCGGCAGGCCGGCCCGTTGAGCAAGCCGGCGCTTGGCGTGGATGGTCTGAGCGCGGGCCTTGTCCCCGCGGCGGCGGCGCATCGGCTCACCATTCGTAGGTTGGCAAGCCCTCCACCACGGGCCCATCCGCGTCCAGGATCAGGTATCCGCAGCCTAGGGAACGGGCGCGATCCAGGATGGCCCATAGGCCAGTGCTCCAGAATTCTTGCGGCGACCAATTTTCCTCCGGGTGTCCGCAATAGATCAGGTAGCCGAAGGAGCGGTTATCCACGATCAGGCCGAGGTCATCGCCTGCGGCCATCCGCGCGTTTTCCGCCGCGGGGATGTGCTTGGTGCTGGCGATGAGGGTGCGGACAATCTCGTGTCCAGCCCCGGGACCCTGTCCTAGGGTGCCCAGATAGGGACGCCCGTGCTCATCCTTGACCAAGTCCTCGGGAACGCCGCGGCCCTCCACGTCGGTGACCGAGCCGTTCTGGATGCTGATGATGCGGTCGTTCATAAGGCTACCTCCGTTGCAGGTTGATCGGGGATGTCAGGCGGCGGGGGCGTCGTAGCGTTCCGATGCCGCGCCCGCCGCCGTTGAGCAGTCGCCCACGCCGTCCTTGTGAGACGCGCAGTAGAGGCGCCCGCGCGGGTTGACCCAGCGGGCCGGGCCGTGGCAGTGCGTGGCGCACATGGCACCGATCCACTGGCAGCGCCGCGCGGCAGGATCGGGCCCGTCAACCGTGCGCGGGTGGATGCAATCACAGCGTGTCCGGGTCATGGGGTTTCCCCTTTCGCCTTGGCGATGGCGGCGGCGGCTTTTTCGACCGCCAAAGGTAGCGGGTACGGGCTCATAATCAGGCAATTTTCAGCCCACTCCTGCAACCCCTCCAACGCCGCCATCAGGTCCGCGTTCATCTCGCGCACGCGGGCGAGTTCCGCAAAAACGTCCGTGCCTGGCTTTTCCATGTCAACCCCTCCATTCACTATTGTCCGGGCAAGGCCCCGGCGCCGGACTATTCCCCCATTTCCCACCCGTCCGCGCGGGCGACAATCAGTAGCGATTCCAGGACGGCAAGGCGCCGCCGCGCGTGGCCGTCCCTCTCGCCGCCCAACATGGCATCCCAATGCTCGCGCAACCACGCAGGGTCGCGCCAGTGGCACCCGGCTTGGATCATCGGGTCTTCGGCGTGCCGGACAGCGTACATCATGCGGCCGCCAGCCGGGCCGGCAGAAAGTATGCCGTACGTGCCTCTCAGGTCCGTGCCGGCCAGGTCCGCGCCTTTCAGGTCCGCGCCGGCCATGTGCGCGCCTTTCAGGTCCGCGCCGGCCATGTGCGCGCTGGCCATGTGCGCGCCTTTCAGGTCCGCGCCTTTCAGGTCCGCGCTGGCCAGGTCCGCGCCGGCCATGTGCGCGCTGGCCAGGTCCGCGCCTTTCAGGTCCGCGCCGGCCAGGTCCGCGCCTTTCAGGTCCGCGCCGGCCAGGTCCGCGCTGGCCAGGTCCGCGCCTTTCAGGTCCGCGCCGGCCAGGTCCGCGCTGGCCAGGTCCGCGCCTTTCAGGTCCGCGCCTCTCAGGTCCGCGCTGGCCAGGTCCGCGCCTTTCAGGTCCGCGCCGGCCAGGTCCGCGCTGGCCAGGTCCGCGCCTTTCAGGTCCGCGCCGGCCAGGTCCGCGCCTTTCAGGTCCGCGCCGGCCATGTGCGCGCCGGCCAGGTCCGCGCCTTTCAGGTCCGCGCCGGCCAGGTCCGCGCCGCTTTTGATCGCTTTTTTTATCGTGGCCTTGACCGTTCGGTGCTTGCTCTTGAACAAAATGCTGCCGTCATCGCTCTTGATTTCCATGGTTTCCTCGTTCAGCGGGGTATCCCGCACCGAGATGGCGGCGCCCCGCAATGGGTGGGGTTAGGCTTGATGGGCGTGGCGTGGGCAATACCAGCGACCGTCCTCGCCCTCCCGCCAGCCAGCCGCCCGCGCTCGGCTCTTCAACCGGGCAGTAGCCTGATCGTTGTGCTCCCGCGCCGTAGCCTGTTGGGCATACGTTCTTCCGCTCAACGGCACTGTGCGGATTTTTTCGGCGCGCCCAGGAGACTGCGCTGGACATTCGGCCATACAGTCCTGAACGCGGCCGTAGCCGTCGCATTTCAGCCGATTGTTCTGTATCGTGGTCATTATATTCCCTCCGTTCAGTGTCCCGGTTCCGCCGGGCCGGTGTCCCCGAAGAGATGCGCCCCGGGAGACGCGCTAGCAGGGGGGGGGTTAAAGTACTTCCCCGGACAATTTGATGATTTCATCCGTCCCGCGTTTTCCCCTCGCAATTTCGGCGTATTACTCCGGCGTAGCGCGTCATGACTTGCCCAAGTCTAAGCAAGTCCCCGTCCGGCAATCCCCATACTATTTGTGTTGCGTAATCATCGGGATCGTTTTGAGGCCCCAATGGGCTTTGTCTGTATTCCCACGTTTCAGGTATGGGAAGCCCACGCATGAACATTTCCTCGGCCACGGTAAACCACCAATGCATGCAATCGCCCCACGGCTTCGAAAAACACAGCCGAAATCCTGTCATGGCGCTTGAATAAGTTTCCACTTGCATCTCCCAACCTCCGTATTCTGTCTGCCCTCGTCCCGGGCTGGGTCCAACCGCTCAGCGGTGCGCCCCTACGGGAGAGGCGCACGGGCTCAGGGGTTAGGGCCTTATTACCCATAGGGCTGTAATGTTTTTCGACTCATAACGTTTCTTCTTTCGGGTGTATGATGACGGCCCCGGTGGCGTCAAATTCAGCACGCCCGGTGCAAAGCCGTAGCAGTGCGTCCACCCAACACGTATGCCCAGGCATACAATCCCAAACACGGCGCACGGCGCGCCATTCTGGCCCGTCAAACTTTACCGGGAACTCTCCAAAAGGTTTACAATCCCGGAATATTTCCAGCGCCCGCTCTTTTGTTATTGTTTCACGCATGATAAATCCCCAGTTCTTTCGCGGTGGCAATCCAATCCCGATAGTCCGCCAACGTGGCTTGGATATTCACGGCGCGGGAACTTGTTGACGGTGGAAGTTCTTTCGGACAGTTTTTGTATTCCGCTTGATATACCCCGACAAGCTCCTGTTCTTCCGCAAAGGCAAGCCACAACCGCCGCGGATTCCCGTTGATGTCCTGGGGAGCCTGCAAAAGCACAACAAACCTGGGGCTGAACACCCACGCCCAGCCGGACTTAGTGGCGCCAGGGCGCCATTCAAGCGCAGTTCCGGGCCAGCCAAACTTTTCCAGAAAGACCGCCACGGCCACCCGGTGGGAATCCTCCATCAATTCTTTATCGGGGTTCGGAATGGTCACGGAAAGCCCGCTCTCACAATACGCTTTAATCCGTGAGCCCTTGAAATTGGTGGGGCCAATGTATTTTGTGCAAATTGCTTGCATGGTATTACCTCCTATCCATTCAGTGTCCCGGGTCCGCCGGGCCGGCCTAACCGCTCCCGTCTGCCCCCCGCAAGGGGCAGGGGCAGGGGTCAGGCGGCGACTTGGTAAAACCGCCGCGCGGTAGGATGGTGCGCCAAGTGCCATGCAGCTTCGCCGGCGTCTATGTAGAGACTCGCCAATGCGGGGGAGCGGTGAAACCCGAGTGGATGCACTTCCAGCACGGCTAGGGTTGTGGCATCCCACACCAACGCGACAATGACATGGTGCCCATTGTAGCCATCGGGGCGGGAGCATGTGGCAAAGTGAGTTGTGTTCATGGCATCCTCTCGATTCAGGGTTCAGGCCACGACGCGCAGCGCATCGCGCCAGTCCGCCAGGTGTTCCAGCTGCGCCGCAATTCCGTCCAGCGCCCCGCGCTCCGGTGATTCCGCGTCCGTCGCATCGCGGGCAGCGTACCGCACGCCCGCCGCGGTTACCCGCAGTTCGGCGGCGGACCCGGTCGCCGCCAGTCGCGCCAGGGCCAAAGCAAAGGCTGCTGTTTTGGTGGTCATGGTGTATCTCTCCGGTGTGGTGTGCAATGTGCCACCTGTCTCAACGGTATCATATGCACACCGCAAGTCAACAAAAAAATGTGCCTTCCTGTCGATTTTTCCGCCAGGACGCGCCGGACGCGGATTTGCGACGAGCCTAAAACGCCTCACCGTCCGGGGCGGGGGGAGCGTCGTCGAGATCGGGAGCCCTGGGGTCGCGCCAGGGGCGGCTTGGGTTGTAGTCGGGATGGGTCTCTCGGTCCACCTGCTCCCTGGCCCACACCAGGTCCGCCGGGCGGATTTTGCCCTGCCGCAGCAGGATCAATAGCCGCTGCGCCCAGGCCGGCAGCGGGGATTCCCCGCGCTCCCAGCGGCTCAGCGTGAGCCGGGATACGCCGAGTACGTTGGCTAGGTCTGCCTGTGAGAGGGACAGCCTGCCGCGGCAGGTCCAGACGATCTGATTTTTCAGCATGATACACCTTTTGTGGATGATTTTTTCACCGCGATACACGTAAGTTACTGGTTTGATACACTCGGGTTACTGGTTTGATACATTTTCGAGGCCGTTTGCGCGTGCCAATGTTACAGGACGACATGCTTGCTCACGATACCTCAAGGTACACGACGATGCAATAGGGGGTGAGATGGCGCCGAAACGAAGCGGTGTATTACCACGATACATCGGATGTAAACTTGTGATACATCTGTCGTAAAAAAATATATCATCTTGGGTATTCCATGGATCAAAAAGATACACGCCCGGGGATTGCCGGTCGGCGGGAAGCCTGGAAACCGCGTAAAAAGGTGTCGCGGTGATACAAAATGGCCATGAAACAGGGGTTTGTAGGGGTTTCGAAAATGCTAACCCCTGCCGGAAAGTGGCTTTAGGTATGACAAACGGGGTTATAGGGGTATTAGGGGGTTAGTTAGTAGACAGGGAAAATTGGCAGTTAGTGATGTATCAAGAAGTATCTAAATGGATGATAAGTATCACGATGATGCTAAACGGTGTAGCGCGTGACATGCCCTGAGGGCTGGGGCCAAAAACCGGGGTGCAAACCCCTATAACCCCGCCCGTCAATACAGACGCGGATTTGCGGGCAGGGGTTTTGTAAAAGCCGCCAGGGCAGCGGGTTTGCGGAAAACGAGGTGTAGAGCTTGACAAACGGGGCGCAAAACGAGACTACTACGGTAGATGCAATATCAGTAATCGCCAGATGGGGGACATCTATGCCGCACCCCACAACAACCCCTCCCGACACACCACTATCCGCAAATGGCCTACCACGGCTAACCACAGGGCTGACACCCGCGCAGTGGGATAACGTGATAGACGCCGTCCGCCAGGGAGTGCCGGTAGCCACAGCCGCGCGGGCCGAGGGAGCCAGCGACACCACCATCAGTACAGCAATACACCGATGGAGGCGCAGGGAACTGCGGTCGCCAATCCTCATCGCGAGGGTGAAAGCCATCGTGCGCGCGGAGGCGGAGGCGGAGCAGGAGGCGGTACGCCTGGTCCGCGCGGCGGCAAAAAACAACGAGCGGTCGGGCATGATGTGGTGGCTAGAGCGGCGCTACCCCGATAGGTGGGCTCCTCGGCAGCGGATGGAGATTACCCAGACGGTCAAACAACTGCGGGCGCTGTCAGATGAGGAGGTCGCCAAACTGGCCCAGGAGGCGGCTCGCAGCGGCGGGGCGGCGCTGGAAATGGTACAGGGCAGGGATTACGAGGCCGCGAAAGGCGCAGAGGGGCCACAATAAGGGGTTGAGGCGACACAAAAACTGTAGTTTGTGTGTCAGGCTTTTATCTAATCCAGCCGCAAAGCCGCTCTGGCGTAGTCATGGCGCGCAAATGCGGGCTGACCCCCCGGCGGCGGGAGGGGGGTAGCGTATATGTAGAACCCAGCCCCACTTTCTGAGGGTATTTCAGATGAAACCCTTCCTTCTCCCCCTTGACCCGTCCGCCCTGCCGGCCATCGGGCAGTTGGTGGTAGTGGGTCACCGCTGTGGCATGGTGGTTACGCGGATAGACCAGGAGGCCGGCGTGTACGAGGTTTCGCCGTTGCGTGCAGCGATGTTGTCGCAGAAGGTCGGCAATCGCCGCGTTCGCCGCCGTGTGGCAGCCCGGTCGCGCCACCCGGGCCGAAACAACGCGGCACAGAAGGAGACCCGCTGATGGGCGCGATATTGAAGGTGGAGAAGCTTTCAGCCGCTGAACAGCGGCGGCAGGATTCAGCCGCTGAACAGCGGCGGCAGGATATTGAGGCTGCGGCCCGCCGTCGCAAGCCCAAGCCCCGCCCGCGCCCGAAGCCGTATTGATTCGAGCCCGGAACCGGCCGCCCGCCACACCGTCCGGTTCCTGCGCCCCGCGGTTATCGTGTGCCCGCCGCGGGGCGCTCACCTGGCGGCGTAAGGTGAAAGGCGCAGCGCCCTGGTAGCTCAGGTGGTAGAGCACCCGCCTCGTAAGCGGGCGGTCGGCGGTTCGACCCCGCCCCGGGATTTTAGAAGGTGATGAAGATGAACCAATCTCATCCAGACAAACATCTGCCTGGGACCCGACGGTTCATCCAGCCGCATGGCCGTGGGGCGGTGGTATCGGCGCAGGACGTGCGGGAGGCGGTGTCGTCATTCGTGCGCACGGGGGGGGCTGGTGCAAAAACTTCCGCCCGGGCCCCAGGAGCGGCGGTTTTCCGTGCGGCCGAAGGCTGGCGAAAATTGCGCGGTATTCGAGGACATTTTCAGCTTGGATGTTGAAGAAGCGACGGACAGCCATGGAGCCTGATGTGAGCGCGCCTATTCCAGCCCAAGGCGAGTGGATTGAGATGGCGGACGTGCGGCGGCGGTCGCGGCCGGTCTGTTTGGTTCCGCACGAGATGCGGGCGTTTGTGGCCGACGCCGACGAGGCGCTGCTGTACAAGTCTTACCTGCGGAGCCTGTGGCGGTACGGCGTGAGGTTGACCTCGATGCATGGTGCCGCGGGCATGGCCGTGGATCACGACGTTTTCATGGACGGGCAACGGGCTCTGATGGGGCGGTTGCTGCACCACTCGCAGGCGCAGATGGCCTGCAACCCGGAGGATCGGTGGCAGGTGCTGGGGTACGTGGTGTTCGACGATTTGCCTTCCGGTCTGGTTTTGCACTACATCTACGTGAAGAAGCCGTACCGGGCGGCCGGTCTGGCGACCTCGATGTTGCTGAAGTTGCTGGGGCGGCGGAATTTGCTGGTGGTCACGCACTGGACGGCGCCGTGGCTGGGTTTGCGGCGGGCGTTGAAGCGCAGCGGCGTGCATCGGCTCGGTTACAACCCTTATTTGGCGCGATGATGCGCGTGGAGGAGTCACATGTCAGGAAAGCCAAATAGGAAGCCGCCGTCGCGGCGGGCATCGGCAGCGCGGCGACCCCCACGGGGGGCGGAATACCGGCAGAACTTCGTGGAGGTCGTGTTCCAGGGCACGGTCTCAATGAAGACCCGCACCAACTCGCACGTGGGGGAATGGCGGTTTGCCACCGTCCTAGGCGAGGGCTCGTACCGGGTGGATCGCATCTGGACCGATGGCGTGCTGCTGTTCCTGGAGAGCCGGCGCCACCTGCCGGTTGCGGTGCCACTTTCGCAGGTGCGCTACGCGGTTCCGATGGATGAGCCTGAGCAAACCGTTCTGGCTGACATCACAGTCGACAGGGGTGTTACGGTCGAGCCTCCTCCTCTCCTGTTTAATGATGCTTTCTCCGGAGAGCTTTCGACGGCGTCAGCGCCGGAACCCCCACCGGCCCCCGAAGGCGATGTCGCGGAAGGCGAGCCCATGCAACAGGCCGGGGAGTAGCTGATGGACCCGCATCTTGGTGAGTTGATTCTGGCCGAGTACAACCGGCGGTTGGACCGCGGCACCCGGAAGGGCGGCGGCCTGGCGCGCCGCATCCGGGCTGAGTTGTTCAACAAGCAGGTGGAGTTCGTGAACGAACCGGCCCGGGCTGCAGCCGTGAAGTGCGAGCGGCGTGCCGGCAAGACCGTGGGGTTGCGGGGCAAGCTGATGGACACGGCCAACGCCGACTTGGCCAACGACTGCCTGTACCTGAACCCGCTGCGCCAGCAGGCGGAGTTCGTGATGTGGGACGGCCCGGACGGGATCAAGACCGCGTGCGCCCGGCTCAATATCGGGGCCCACTTCGACAACCAGAGTCTCGTGGCCACGATGCCGAACGGGGCAAAAATCTACGTCGGGGGCGCGGAGAAGCGCAAGGACATTGAGCAATACCGGGGCCGCAAGTTCAAGATCGTGGTGATCGACGAGGCCGGATCGTTCCGGCCGCACCTGGAGCAACTGGTGACCGAGGTGCTGCAGCCGACGCTGATGGACCTGCAGGGCCAGTTGATTCTGGCCGGCACGCCGCCGAAGATTCTGGCCGGGCTGTTCTACAACGCGATCCGCTCCGACGGCGAGCGCAACCAGGCGTACCGGCTGTTCTCGTGGAGTATCTTCGACAACCCACACATCAAAGACCCGGCCGCGTTCCACGAGTGGATTCTGGAGACCAACGGCTGGACGCGGCACAACTCGACGTTCCGCCGCGAGTACCTGGGCGAGGACGTGCGCGAGGAGGCGACGCTGGTCTACCGCGGGTACGAGGCGGCTCGGAACGGCTACCGCGAACTGCCGCCGCTGAACGACTGGTTCCACATCCTGGGCATCGACCTGGGTTACGAGGACGACACGGCCTTCCGGGTCATCTCGTTCAGCCCGTCGCACCCGCGCGCGTTTCTGGGCCGGTGTTTCAAGCGCAAGCACATGACGGTCACCGAGGTGGCGGACGTGGTGCGGGCCTGGGATTCGGAGTACGGCTTCGTGGCCAAGGTGGCGGACTTTGGCGGCGGTGGTAAGCAGATCGTGGCCGAACTGAACGAGCGGTTCACCCTGGCCATCGCGCCGGCCGATAAGGCGGCCAAGGCATCGTTCATCGAGATGCTGAACGACGACCTGTGGGCAGGGCGGCTGATGGTGCCGGTGGGCGACCCGGTACTGGACGAGTGGGAGAAGTTGCAGTGGAACGAGATTGAGCGCCTGCGCGGCGGTGAGCGTGTGACGGTGCGGATCGAGGACCCGCGGATGCCGAACCACCTGTCCGACGCCACGCTGTACGCCTGGCGCGAGGCGAAGCACTTCGCGTTCGTGCCCCAGGCCGAGACTCCGAAGCCCGGCGAGGCCCACTACGCCGATTGGGAGGCCGAAGAGATGGCCCGTCTGACTGAGAAACGGTTTGGCGAGGCCGCCGGGCAATGGTGGGAAGAGGGGTGGACGTCATGAACATCCAGAACGAGAATTGGACGAGATGTTGGCCGGTTTATGTTTTGCGGAGAACTAATCGGCTTGCGAAACCCTTATGGAGTTGCTGGCATGATCGACGAGTACGCGCGGAAGCAGATCGCCGAATTTCTGGACATGGTGCGCGACCGGGGCATCCGGGCCATCAAGATCGAGCACGAGGGTATGAGCCTGGACGTGGTGTTCGACACCGGGGAACTCGCTGAGCAGTCCATTGCCGTTGACCCCGGGGCCGTGCCCCACTACCCGTATCAGGACCCGAAGCGCCCGGCCGGCGCTGTGGACGCCGAAGACGGCGCCACCGAACTGACGGAAGAAGAACTCTACGCGGCGAGCGGCTAAGGAGAATCGGCCATGGCACGAGACACAGGACCGCGCATCGAGCGCAAGATCGAGAGTGGCCACGACCTGGAGCCGCAGACCGTCTACAAGGGCAGTCAGGCGCAGCGCCAAGCGTCCCTGTGGTGGCAGCTTCCGGCTGCGGCCGGGGGTTCGGCTCCCGAATCCGACAGGCCCCACCGCCCGCTTTTCACCCTGGTGGATCGGCTCAAGGAAGAGCAGCGGCCCCGGTTCGACCGCATCGACCGCTACATGCGGCTCTACGGGGGGCGGAACTTCACGCGGCTGGACGCGAAGAACTACTTTCGCGAAGCCCCGGCGGCGCAGGACCAGTTGGTTTCCTTCAACGGCATCCAGTCCGTGGTGGACACCGTGATGTCCAAGGTGGCGAAGAATAAGCCGGTGCCGCAGTTCCTGACCGAGGGCGGCCAGTTCGACGAGCGCATGCGGGCCAAGAAGATGACCCGCTATGTGACCGGCGTGTTCCACGACCAGGCCGTGTACAAGCAGGGCCGGTACGTCACTCAGAGCGCGGCCATCCTGGGCGACGGGTACTTTTACCCGTACCGGATGGGTGACCGGGTGGCCGTGGAGTGGGTGTTCCCCAAGGAGTTGCTGATCGACCCGGTGGAAGCCTTCTTCGGGCAGCCCGGGAACATCTACCGCGACAAAAACGTGCCGCGGCACAAGCTACTGGCCATGTTTCCGAAGCACCAGACGAAGATTCTTGCCGCGCCGTCGGTCGAGGACACCGGCTCCGACACGACGCTCGACCACGTGCGGGTCGTGGAGGCGTGGCACCTTGCGTCCGGCCCGGAGGCCGAGGACGGCCGGCACGTCCTGGCCATCGAGGGCGAAACCCTGCTGGACGAGGTGTACAAGCGGCACTACGAACCGTTCGTGAAGCTGCACTGGAGCGACCCCCTGATCGGCTGGCACGGCCGTGGCCTCTCGGAGGAGTTGCAGGGCCTTCAGGTGGAGGCGAACCGGCTGCTCATCAAGATTCAGAAGACATTCCACCTCGCGGCCGTGCCGTGGGTGCTCACTCCGTCCGGGGCCAACATTTCGACCGCGGACATCCGTAACGAGATCGGGCTGGTGCTGCGCTACCACGGCGCCGTGCCGCCGCGCATCACGACCCACCAGACCGTTCACCCGGAGGTCTTTTCTCACCTGGAACGGCTGGTGCGGATGATGTACGAGAAGGCCGGCATATCGCAGATGAGCGCGTCGGCCAAGAAGCCGCCCGGCCTGGAAAGTGGGATTGCGTTGCGCGAGTACCACGACATCGAGACCGAGCGGCTGGTGCTGTTCGCCCAGGCGCACGAGCAGATGTACCTGGAGTTGGCGCGCCGTGTGATCGACCTGTCCCGCGAGATCGCCAAGCAAACCGGTCTCAAGGAGGGCCAGCCGGGCATGAGCGTCCGGTCGCCCGGCCGCCGGTACTTCGACATGATAAAATGGGAGGACGTGGACCTGAACGACGAGCGGTACATCATGCAGGTCTTCCCGATTTCCTCACTGCCGTCGTCTCCCGCTGGGCGGAAGGACGAGGTGTTGGACTTGTTGGAAGCCGGGTTTCTGGACATGCCGACCGCGATGCAGTTGCTCGACTTCCCGGACCTGTCGGCCGAGAAGCAGATTCAGCTTGCTGCCATCGAGAACATCGACTGGACTATCGCCGAAATGCTGGAGTCCGGGCGCTACCATCCGCCAGAGTCCATGCAGGACCTGACGCTGGGTCTGCAGCGCGTGAACAGCGCCTACCTGATGGCGCGCACCGACGGCGCGCCGGAAGCGCGTCTGAACATGATGCGCCGGTGGCTCACCACGGCCGAGGCGATGCTGGCCGCCGCGGCGGAACCGCAGGCGCCCGTTCCCCCAGAACCAGCTGCGCCGGCTTTGCCCGCCGGGCTGCCGGCCGAGATGGTGCCGCCGGCCGCCGCCTGATCCAGACTCTCAAGGAGGTATCCCATGGCAGTCGAACGAACCGTGGTTGACGAGCAGCAGGTCGCCGCTGGCGCGAATCCGAACTACGCGGCCGAGGCTGAGCGCGTGATGAACTCAGCGTCGGCGCCCGCCGATGAACAATCTACGCAGGGCCAACCTGCCCCCGAGGCACAGCCGAGCGCTGCCCCCGCCGATGGGACTGCGTCTCCCAAAGCACAACCTGAAGGGGGAGCCTCGCCCGCGACGCCGCAGCAGCAGGAGCAGCCCAAGCCGGGCGACCCGGAAGGCCCGCTGGCCCAGCACTACGTCGACCTGATGCGCCGGGAAGGGAGCCTGACACGCAAAGAGGTTGACCTGCGGCGGCGGGAGGAAGCCGTGCAGGGCAAGGAATCCAACCTGAGCGACCTGCAGCGGCTGGCGCAGGAGAACCCGCTGCAGGCCATCGAAAAGCTGGGCCTCGACTACGCGGCCGTTACCCGATTCGCCATCGAGCAAGGCCGCGGCGGCGGTGAAAACGCGCTCCATCGCCAGATGAACACCGAAATGACGCGCCTCTCCGAGGAAGTGCAGAACCTGAAAAAGGAACTGGAATCCGAGCGTACCGGCCGGGTGGCGCACACGCTGGAGTCCGACGCCAAGATGGCGCTTGACAAGAACCCCGATTGGGAGTTATCACAGTTTCACGGGCAGGACGCCATCGACTTCGCTCTTCGGGTGTATGGTGCCGTCGAACAGGAATACGGCTACCGCCCCACCTGGCAACAGGTGTACGACCAGGTGGAAAAGCACTACGAGGATACGGCGTCCCGGCTGGCCCAGCTCCCAAAGGTCCGTTCATCGCTGAACCCGCCCGGATCACAACAGCCGAGTCCCAACGATTCAACCCAGCAGCCGCCAGCCCCACAGGCCGGCGCACCGCAACCGGCAGCCGCCGCGGGCACTCCCCCAGCGCAGCAGGCGCCGCCACAAACACCCCCACAGGCCCAAGCGCAGCCGGGCACCGTCGCTCAACCACAGGCCGCAGCGCCCACGTTGAGCAACGAAATGAACGCCAACGCCGGCGTTCGCGCGCCGACCGGCGTGCTGTCCGACGATGAGTTGCGCAGGCAGGCCATGGAGTTGATGGAACGGGCGGAAAAGGGCTGATCGCCCCGCCCGCGTAGTCCCCACAGACCGGGAAGTGTCGGGGGTCTCCCCGCAGGAATGCGGCCCACGGCGTCGAAAACAACCGACAAGCCGTGAACCACATTCCACTGGAGGCCCACCATGGCCCTCGACATGACCACCGCCGCCGCGGTACTCAAGACCCTCTACCCGCCCGAGCGCATCAAGCGCTTGTGCTATGAGCACAACCCGTTCTTCGCCATGGTGGCCAAGGACGAGTCGTTCACGGGCGAAAACCTGAAGCAACCCGTCCAGTACGGCAACCCGCAGGGGCGCAGCGCCACGTTCGCCACCGCGCAGACCAATGCCGACAACTCGAAGTACAAGGCGTTCACCCTGACGCGCGTGAAGGACTACGGCGTCGCCGTGATCGCCAACGAGACGGTCAAGGCCGCGGCCAACGACCGTGGCGCGTTCATCCGGACCCTGGAGTCCGAGATGAATAACATGCTGTTCAGCCTCAAACGCTCCATCGCCACGTCCCTGTACCGCAACGGGTCGGGCTCCATCGGCCGCCTGTCGGCCACCTCCGGCGTCACCACGGCGATCACGCTCTCCGAACGCCTCGACCACGTGAACTTCGAGGAAGGCATGGTGCTGCAGCTGTCCACCGCGGACGGCACCGGCTCGCTCAAGACCGGCACCACGAAGATCACCGATGTCAACCGCGGCACCGGCGTCCTCACCGTGGACACGTCCCTCGCCACGTTCACCCCCGTCGGGGCCGTGAACGACTACATCTTCATGCAGGGCGACCACGCCGCGAAGATCAGTGGGCTGGCGGCCTGGATTCCGACATCGGCGCCGACGGCCACCACGTTCTTCAGCGTGGATCGCACGGCCGACACCGAGCGGCTGGGTGGCGTGCGCATCACTGGCAGCGGGGCCCCCATCGATGAGGTGCTGATCGACGCCATGGGGGAAATGGGCTCCTACGGGGCCGCGCCCGACGTGTTCTTCATGAACTACAAGCAGTGGCAGGCCCTGGCGAAGACCTTGGAAGGCAAAGTGCAGATCGTCAACCTGAACGTCGATGGCCTGGTCGGCTTCCGGGGAATGCGGCTGCAGGGGCCGACCGGCGCCGTGGACATCGTGCCCGACGTGAACTGCCCGGCCGGCTACGGCTACCTGCTCCAGATGAACACCTGGAAGCTGTACAGCCTGGGGCCGGTGCCGCACCTGTTCGACACCGACGGGCTGTCCTCGCTGCGGCAGGCGAGCGCCGACGGCGTGGAAGTGCGCGGCCAGTACTACGCGCAGCTTGGGTGCTCCGCGCCGGGCTGGAATGCCGTCATCATCTTTTAACGGGGCGTGCCCCTGAACCAGACGGGTGGGTGCGGCCGATGGTCGCCCCACCTCGACATCAACCATACGGAGGCACCCCATGGCGGACCGCACCGGGTACCAGGCTAAGAGCCTGGACATCAACGTCTACGCCCTCGCGTTCTCGTTCGCACCGAACGGGGCCAGCGCGGTCGATCAGGACAGCATCGTCGGCCGCGGGATCGCATCGGTCACCCGCGACGACACCGGCGACTTCACCATCGTGCTGGAGGACAAGTGGTACGCGCTGCTTTCCGCTCAGTTCACGATTTCCCACAACGCCGATACCGACGTGGTGGCGCAGATCGCTTCGGAGGACGTGAACGGCAGCACGCCAAAGATCGTGATTCGCATTCTGGCCGTCGCGACGCCGACCGACATCGCTGCCAACGCGAACAACCGCGTGTACGGGCTGCTGATGCTTCGCAACAGCGGCGTGGCCTGACCCTCAAGGTGACGCCGGGGCTGCTTGTGGCTTCGGCGCCCCGCCACCCACAGGGAGGCCCCAATGGCCCGGATGGTCAGCCTGCAAAACATGATGGACAGGGCCCGCCGCGCGGCCGACATGGAGCGTAGCACCGTGTTCATCAGCGACGCGGAACTGATCGACCTTCTCAACGAGGGGGTGCCGGAGTTGTACGACCTGCTGGTGGCTGCCTATGGAGAAGATTACTTCCACAAGACCGAGCTCAGCACCTTCACTGCCGCCAAGGTCTCCTACCCGCTTCCCGCCGATTTTTTCAAGCTCAAGGGCGTCGATGTCGAAAGCGACACGGCCAACAGCGGCGACTGGCTTCCGATCCGCCGCTTCGAGGAGCGTCAGCGGACGATGGGCGAAGGCTACCAGTCCGTGGCGTCCGTCTGGATCGAGTACAGGCTGCGCGGCGCCACCATCGAGTTCAAGCCGCCGCCCGCCGACACCCGCCGGTATCGCGCCCAGTACGTTCCGACCGCGCCGGTGCTGGTGAAGGAGACCGCTGCGGCTGCGGCCGTGGATGCGGGTGACGACACGATCACGTTGACCGACCACGGCCTGTTCACCAAGCATCCGGTGCGGGTCAGCACCGACGACACTCTCCCGGCCGGCCTGGCGGCCAGCACGACCTACTACGTGATCATCGTGGACGCCGACACCATCAGTTTGGCCACCAGCGAGGAAAATGCCGACGACGGGACGGCCGTGGACATCACGGATGGCGGCACCGGCACCCATACGGTGCTCAGCATGTTCGACGGGGTGAACGGATGGGAGAAATTGCCGATCCTGACCGCGGCGATCAGCATGTTGGCCAAGGAGGAAAGCGACACGCGCGCCCTTGAACGGGAGCGCGACCGGATGTGGGCCCGGCTGGAACGGATGGCCGACAACCGCGATCAAGGCGAGCCGGCAGTCATTCAGGACGTGCAGGGCGACATGGAGTTCGACCAGTCGTTGTTGCGCTGGCCACCCCCGTAACCCGATCAGGCGTGAGGACCCATGGACGACGCGATCAAAAAGGCATTTCGCAAGCACTGGAAGCAGCGCGAGCACACGAAGTCGGAGTTGGAGGCGTTCGGCGCGGCGCTGAACCCGGCGGTGGAACTGGCAGCCGGAGACAGCACGAACAAGATGGTGGATGCGTGCCTGGCCCACATCGAGGCCCAGGGCATCGAGATCAAGCCGCTGGCCGACCCGCCCAACTGGCAGCAGGTGCCCAACGTGGTGGCCACCGACCAGGCCCCGGGCCCGGCGGTGGAACAGCACGAACATCCGCAGCCGGAAGAACCCCAGCAGTCGCCCAGCCCGTCCGTGCCCCGGATCGACCGGGAGCGACTGGCCGTGTGCCTGACGCAACTGGAAGAACTGCTGCGGTTGCCCCCGGCGCACCAGAACTATCTCAGCGATTCGGATCGCCACCGCGCCCAGACCGGCCAACGGCTGATCGCCGAAACGCGCGCCGCCGCCGGATTGGAGTAGCCGATGCGGCCTTTCCAGCGCCTGGTGACCGAGGATCAGGAACTCAACCGCGTGCAGCAGAACATGGCCGAGGCCCTGCGGCCGGTGCTGACCGCCGCGGTGCTGGACGGGCGGCTCGTGGAGGACGTGGCGCTGGCGACCGGGCAGGACAACGTGGTCAACCATGGGCTTGGGCGCGCCGTGCGCGGCTGGCTGGTCGTGCGGCAGAACGCGCAGGCAGACCTGTGGGACACGCAGGCGTCCAACGCCGTTCCAGGCCGGACGCTGCTGATGCGCACCAGCGCGACCGTTACCGTCACCTTGTGGGTGTTCTAGGAGACCGTCACCGATGACCACTGCGTTGATGAACATGGACCTGCCCACGGTAGGGCCGAGCGGCACCTTGGGCCCCGCGTGGGCCACCAAGCTGAACGTGGCTTTGGAGGTCGTGGACGCCCACGATCACGCTTCCGGCAACGGCGCCCGGGTCACGCCGGCCGGCCTGAACATCAACGCCGACCTGGCCTTCAACGGCTACAACATCGACACCGCGAAGTCGGTGCGGCTGTCCGACCTGTCGGCCACCCTGGCCGCGGCGGGCGACGTGCGCAGCCTGTACGCGGTCAACGGCGACCTGTACTACAACAACGAGGACGGCACGCCGGTGCGCCTCACGGACGGCACCGGGCTCAACGCGGCGTCCATCGGCGGCATCGGCGGCGATTACGCCACCAGTTCGGCCAACGTCACCTATTCCGACACCACAAAAGCCTTCAGCTTCACGCAATCCGCCGGGGTGACCGCCGACATCACAGCCGGCAGCCTGCTGATCCACGAGAACATCGTCTCGGCCAACCCGATCACGGTCCAGAGCCCGTCGGCCCTGGCGGCGTCCTACGACCTGACGCTGTTCGACACGCTGCCGGCCACGGTCACGACCGTCGTGCAGATTTCCACCGCTGGCGTGCTCAGTCACTCGAACACGCTGGCCAACCTGACGCTTTCCGGCACCGTGCTGGGCACCTACACCCTGGGCGGCACGCCCACCTGGAGCGGCGGCACCTTCACCGGCACCATCGCGGCCTCCGGCGCCACGCTGACCAGCCCCACGCTGACCACGCCACAGATCAACGACACCAGCGCCGACCACCAGTACATCTTCGCGGTCAACGAACTGATAGCGGATCGCACCGTCACACTGCCGCTGTTGACCGGCAACGATGAGTTCGTGTTCGCGGCCCACGCCGTGACGCTCACCAACAAGACGCTCACTGCGCCGGACATCAACGGCGGCACGGCCGACAGCCTCACCAGCCTGTCCATTCGCAGCACCGGCGCCGCCTTCGACCTGACGCTGGCCAGCACCGAGGTCTTCACCGCCGGGCGCACGCTCACGCTGACACTGAACGACGTGGCCCGCGCTATCGACCTGAGCGGCGACCTGACGCTGGGCGGCGCCTTCACCACCAGCAGCACCGCGAGCATCACGGGAGCCTTCACCACCGCTGGGGCCTTCACCACCGCTGGGGCCTATGCGCTCACCCTGACCCAGACCGGGGCGACCAACGTCACACTGCCGACGACTGGCACGCTGGCGAGCCTGGGCGGCATAGAAACCCTGACCAACAAGACACTTACTGGCGCCACGCTGACCACGGTGGACATCAACTCCGGGGCAATTGACGGCACGACCATCGGAGCCACCAGCCCGAGTACGGGGGCGTTTACCACGCTGAGCGCGACGGGGAACGTTACGGCTGGAAGCGGTGCTGCCGGTTTGTACGAGTACCGTATCATTGCGGAGCAGTACGCCAAATATCTTTTCGAGGTCACCGGCGCCGCTACGGACGAGGGCAAATGGCAACTTTATGCCACGGGCAACGGCGTTCTGGCAGATGGTTCCATGATTCTCGCCAGTTTGCCGGATTCGGAGGGCGCGGGCGGGGATGTTATTTACAAATTCTACCGCAGCGGCCCGGATCACACACAGACGGATTTCAAAGTCGAAAACGCTAATGTGCTTGTTTTGACCGCTGCTGGCGCCACCCTCGCCAACACCAAAGACCTGCTCTGCGCGACGGACGGCGGAAGCGACATCGGGGCGACGGCCACCCGGTTCGGTACCGGCTACTTCGATGCGCTGAGCGCGGATACGATCAGCGAGGGGAACGGGGCGAACGGGGTCACGATTGATGGGGTGCTACTGAAGGACTCCGGCATCCAGACTGATTCCGGCGGAACGAATGAAATTCTCCGCACGAAGGTCATCGAAATTGGCGACTGGAATATGGATACTACCTTAGGTGTTTCTGTTGCACATGGTCTTACCTTAAGCAAAATCCGTACGATAACCGCTGTGATTAGAAATGACGCTGACTCCGCCTACTACCCACTTACACACAACTACTTTACCTCTCCAGCAGAGGTAGACGGGTTCGTGGGCTATGCAGGCACCACAGACGTTGCATTATTTCGCCGCGCAGGTGGAATTTTTGATAGCACAGCTTATGACAGTACCAGCTACAATCGTGGTTGGGTTACTATTATCTACGCCGTGTAAACCAGGAGGTGCAATTTGATTCTCGACCTTCCATCCATCGACGCGAAAACGCAGCGGGCCTGCGAGATTGTGGTGCGGGACCTGTCCGCGCATCTTCAGGTACTTTGCGCCCGTGAGGTGGAAACCCTGCTCCGGCAGACGCGAGCCGCTGCCGAGAAAAAGATGGCCACCGAGGGGGAGGTAAACACGCCCGACCTGGTGGAAAAACTCGGCCTGTTGACCATCACCGAACAGGAGGCGCGCCGGTAGCCCATGGCCCTGGACACGCAAGTCATTCACCTGCCGTTCGAGCAAGGGGTCGAGACCAAGACCGATGAGAAGGTGGTCATGGCCCCGCGGCTGACGCTGCTGGAGAACGGCATGTTCCGCAAGACCGGGCGCATCGCCAAGCGCAACGGATACTCGCGCCTGAACCAGGCCATCTTGGCCGCGACGGCCCGCGACATCGAGAACGGGCTGTGGGTCGGGAACTACGCGGACGAGTTGCTGCTGATCCAGCAGACCGACGACAACGGCACCGAGATGTTCAGCTACTCGCCGGGCAACGAGCAGTGGATCGCCAAGACCGGCCTGCCACCGATGCGGACGAGCAACGCGCAGGTGATCCGCAACAACTACCAGCAGGCGGTGCCGGACGGCGCGCGCGCCCAGGGCATCGAGGTCTTCGCCTGGGAGGACGGCCGCGGCGGCGTGCGGGCCACGGTGCGGGATGCCTCCAGCGGCGTGCCGGTGTTGACCGACGTGGAATTGCACAGCACGGCCACGCGCCCCCGCTGCCTCGCCATCGGCGGTCTGCTGGCCGTGTTCTACGCCGAGGCGACCGGCAACGACCTGTTCGTCCGCATCCTGAACCCGTTGTCACCTACCGCGTTCGGCGCCGAGCAGACCGTGGCCACCGACCTGAACGCGACCAACCCGCACTACGACGTGTTCGAGCACGGCACTAAAGCCGTGGTGGCCTGGAACACGACCGCGGCCTCGGTGAAGACCGCCTACGTGCTCTCCGACGGCACCGTGGGAGCCCCGGTCTCGGGCCTGCCGGTGGCGACCGCCTATGTCCTGGCCGCGAGCAACTTCGACCCGGCCGACGTGGACACCGGCGCCGACCGCATCACGGTCACCGGGCACGGCCTGACCCAGGACACGGTTGTCCAGTTCACCACCACGGGCGGGCTGCCCGGCGGGCTCTCAGGTGGCACCGACTACTACGTGATCGTCGTGGACGCGAACACGCTTCAGGTATCGGCTTCGGCCGGGGGCGCGGCGGTCACGCTGACCACCCAGGGCACCGGCGAGCACACCATCACCCCACAGGGCGAGGCCGCGGACAACGCCCTGGCCATCACGGTCGATCCGGACAACGACTCGATCTGGGTCGCCTACCACGAGGACAACCTGGGCGTGCGGGCCTTCCGGCTGGGCACCGACTTCGCGGTTGAACTCGGGGCCACCACGGTCGAGGACCTGACAAGCCCCGTGGTGGACAACCTGACCGTGATCGTGCCGGCCGGAGTCGGGACGTTGCGGCTGTTTTACGAGGCCAACGATGCGACGCCCAGCGAGCGGTACGTGAAGACCAACACCCTGACCACGGCGGGCACGGCGGGCACGGCGGCGGTGCTGGTGCGCAGCGTCGGGCTGGCGACCAAGGCGTTCGAGCAGGACGCCCGCATTCAGGTCGGGGTGGTGCATGATTCCACGTTGCAGGCCACGGTTTTCATCGTGACCAGCGACGGCACGCTGATCGGCAAGTTGCTGGCGGGCGTGGCCGGGGGGCGCGTCGCCACCCCGAGCCTGCCGCGCGTGTTCAGCACCGGCACCGGAACCTGGGCCGTGGCCCTGCCGATCAAGACCCGCATCGTGTCCGACGACGAAATCAGTTTCGCCGGCAGCCAGACCGTGGTCTACATGCTGACCGGCGTCTCGGTCAGCGCCCTGGACTTCTCCGGCACGGCCCGGTTCGTCGCTGTGGAAGCCGGGCAGAACCTACTGCTCGCCGCGGGGATGCTGCTGGCCTATGACGGCGCGGTCCTGGTGGAGCACGGGTTTCATCTGTTTCCGGAGGACATCAGCCCGGCGGGTCAGGCCACGGGCGGTTCCATGAGCGACGGAACCTATCAGTACGTGGCCGTGTACGCCTGGGCCGACAACCGCGGCCAGGTGCATCGCAGCGCGCCCAGCCTGCCGGCCTCGGTGACGCTGGCGGCCGGCACCTCGGTGCAGTCCGTGCAGGTCACGGTGCCGACCCTGCGGCTGACCGCGAAGAACAATGTGATCCTGGAACTGTACCGCACCGAGGGAAGCGGCTCGATCTTCTACCGGGTCACCAGCACGAGCAGCCCGACCTATAACGATCCGACCGCGGACACCTCGGTCATCACCGACACGCTGGCCGACGCCACGATCATCGACAACGAGTTGCTGTACACGACCGGCGGGCTGGTGGAGCACATTGCGGCCCCGGCAGCGTCGCTGGTAGCCGTGGGCAAGAACCGGGTGTTCGTCGCCGGCCTTGAGGACGGCAACGTGGTCTGGGCCTCCAAACTGGTGCGCCACGGCGCGGGCGTCGCGTTCTCCGACCTGTTCTCGATCCGGGTGGAAGGCGCCGGCGCCGACCCGGATAGTGGCCCGGTGACCGCTCTCGCGGTGCTGGATCAGAACGTGATACTGTTCAAGCAGCATCGCATCTACGCCTTCACCGGCGACGGGCCGGACGACACCGGCCAGCAGGGCCAGTTCTCGCAACCGGAACTGGTCACGACCGACATGGGCTGCAATATCCCGGAGAGCATCGTGATGATACCGGCGGGGCTGATGTTCAAATCGGCCAAGGGCATCCACCTGATCGACCGCGGCTTGCGGACGTCCTACATCGGGACCCCGGTGGAAGAGTGGAACGATCTGACCGTCACCGGCGCGGTGCTGGCCGAGACCGAGAACGAGGTGCGCTTCGTCACCAGCGAGGGCCGGGCGCTGGTCTACGACTACTTCCAGGGCCAGTGGGCCACCTGGACGAACCACGCCGCAGTGGGTGCCACCCGTTGGAACAACCGCTTCTGCTACCTGCGCAGCGACGGCGCTGTGCACAAGGAAGAGCCGGGCGTGTTCCGGGACGACAATTCGCGGTTTTCGCTGCGGATACGCACGGCCTGGATCAAGCTGGCCGGCATCCAGGGCTACCAGCGCGTGCGCCGCCTGATGGTGCTCGGAAACTTCAAGGCCAACCACGTACTCCGGGTATCGGTGGGCTACGATTTCCAGCCCGGCTACCCGGACATCTACCTGTTCGACGCCGCCGCCCTGGTGAGCACCAATTACTACGGCGAGGGGGCCTACTATGGCGCCGATGAGGTCTACGGCGGAGTCGAAGATGCGATCTACCAGTTCATGGCCACGCTCGGGCAGCAGAAATGCCAAGCCGTGCGCGTGCTGATCGAGGACGTGATGGCCGACACCGTGGACGAGAGCTACGACATGGTGGGCCTGGCCTTGCTGGCCGGGGTCAAGCCGGGCCTACACCGCATCCGCACCGGGAAACGGGCATGAACGCCATTGCCTACGATGCGGAACGGCACTACGGGCCGATCATTGACTGGTTGGCGGGCCACGGCCTGGCGCCGATCCCGCTGGCGATGTTTCCGCCGACCGGGTACGTGGTCGAGGGCCTGGCCGCGGTGTTCGTCTATCACACGCAGAGCACCGTGGCCTTCATTGAGACGCTGGTCAGCAACCCGGGGGCCGACAAGCGGGACGCCAACCGAGCGCTGGACGCGGCCGTCAGGGCGGCACTCAGGGAATGCGAAGACGCCGGCTGCGAGGCTGTCATCGCCACGACTTCACTGCCGGCTGTGGCGCGCCGCGCCCGCAAGCACGGTTTCCGCAGCGAGCCGACGCGGCTCTTGATACGGAGGTTGCCCAATGGGAGGCGTAGCTAAAGCCGTTGGTGGTGTCGTTGGCGGCGTGGCGGGCGGCTTAATTGGTGGCGCTGGTCTGGAAAACAAGTACCGCGGAACGGCCTACAAGTTCGACGAAGAGGCGTTCAAGGACCCGACCGCCGAGGCCAACAAGAAAAAGCTGGAGCAGCGCGCCGGGGAGGCTGCTGCCCGCACGGCCGAGCGCGTGGCCGCTTCCAGCGTGGCTGACCCGGGTGCGGTGCGGGCGGCCGACATCGGCGCTGTCGATCAAGGCACTGCGGCAGTAGTGCGCGGCGTGGCCGGCCCCACGGCCGCCCGGGTGGGGACGGTGCAGCAGGGCCAGGCCGGTCAGACGCGCCAGGTCGGAGTGGGCCCGGCGGCCCGGATTGAGACCGATCCACAGGCACAGTTCCGCGGCGGGCAGGCGACCGCGATGGATCTGTTGCGCGCCCGGGCCGAAGGTGGGGGTCCGTCACCGGCTGCGTTGCTCCTGCGGGAACAGACCGACCGCAACATCGCCGGGGCAGTTGGCCGCGCCGCCAGCGCCGGGCCGGGCGTGAACCCGGCTACTGCGGCGCGGCTGGCCGGGCAGCAAATCGCCACGACCAACCAGCAGGCCGGGCGCGATGCGGCGCTGTTGCGGGCCGAAGAAACCGCCCGCGCGACCGAGCAACTGGCGACAACGGCCGGAGCCGGGCGGCAGCAGGACATCGGGCTCGCCGCAGAACAGGCGCGACTGGAGCAGGAGACGACCACGCTCCAGAGCGAAGCCGACCTGCAGCGCAGCCTGGCTGACATGCAGGCGCAGCAGCAGATCGCGCTCCAGTCCGGCGACATCGAACTGGCCCGAAATATCGAGCAGGCCCGGCTGGCCCAGCAAACGGCCCTGGCCGCGGGTGAGATTGATCTGGCACGCGCCCTCGAAGACAGCCGGAACGAGCAGCAGATCGCCGTACAGCGGGGTGAACTCGACCTGGCCCGCAACATCGAGCAGGCCCGGCTCCAGACCGAGACCGCCATCAAGTCCGGCGACATGGCACTGGCCCGCAACATCGCCAATGCTCAGTTGGAGCAGGGGGCCGCTGCGGCGAACCAGCAGGCCGCGTTGCAGCAGCAGCAACTCAACGACCAACTGGTGTCGCAGTACGTGTCGCAGGGACTGGCGCTGGATCAGGCGCAGTTCCTGGCTGGCATCGAACTGGAGCGCCTGCGTGGCGAGCAGAGCCTGGGCATCCAGGGCATCAACGCCGGAGTCGCGGCGGGCAACCAGGCAACCAAGGCCGGTGTGGTGGGGGGGATGCTTGGCGCCGGCGGGGCTATCGGCGCGGGTTATGCGGCTTCCGACAAGCGGCTCAAGAAGGACATCGCGCCCGGCGACAAGGACATCCGCGCCGTGATGGAACGGCTCAAGCCCTACGCCTTCTCGTACAAGAACCCGGACGGCCACGGCGCCACGCACGGCCAGCTGGTCGGCGTGATGGCCCAGGACCTGCAGAAGTCCTCCAAGGGGCGCGACATGGTGCTCGATACGCCAGACGGGCTGATGGTGGACTCGGTGAAGGCCGTCTCGGCGGCCCTGGCGGCCTCGGCCGACCTGCACCGCCGGGTGAGCAAACTGGAACATCGGTGAGGAAGGCTCAATGAGCGAAATGATCCCGCAATTGGCTATGGCGTGGCCGCGCAATAACGAGCGCGACCAGATTGGCACGGCTCCGCGACCGGCATCGACCGCGCCTGGGCAAACGAACCTCCTGCTGCCACAGGATGACGAGTTGGATGCCCTGCAGAGCGGGGGGCTGCTCGATCCGCAGACGGCGGCCCTCGTGCGTGAGAATCGCCTCGCCCCATCGGCCGCGACCCCGGGCCCGCAGTTTGCTGCGCCGTTAGTCTCGCCGGCCCCCCCGGAGGGCTCCTTGAGCAGAATTCCTCCGGGCGCGCCTGCATTCATCTCGCCTGCGCCTCCGGAGGCATCCTTGTACAGCACATTTCCAGGGGGGGAGCCGCCGGTAGTCTCGCCGCCGCCGAAGTCCGCCACCACCGGCCCGGAAGATTCTTTCGGCGTCATGCAGAGCGACGCCAACCCGCCCCCGGAGACCCCGACGAGCCCTGTTGCTGCCGCCGCGATGGGCCCTGGCGCGACGACGACGCAGCAGGATCAACGCGAACTCAACCGCCTTCGCAACATGGGCCTGCCCGACGATGTTATCCGGCAGGGCGATGAGCAGGGGATATGGGGCCCGGCCGGGAAAATGACCGCGGCCATGACGGCCGAGGACGATGCTCGCCAGGCGCTGGTCAATGCACAGTCGGCGGCGGCCAACCAGCAGGCGTTCAAACTCGGGGTGGCTGAAAATGCACAAAAAATCCTGACGGCCCAACAGGAGGAGGAGCAACGAAAGATTGAGCAGCAGATTGAGAAGCGCACCAAGCGTGTGGAATCGCTGCGCGATGAGTACGACAAAATGGAGGTCACCGACCCGTGGGCCTCCAAGAGCACCGGGCAGAAGGTTACGGCCGCAATCGCCATCCTGCTCGGCGGCATCGGCGCCGGGCTGACCGGTGGCCCGAACATGGCCTTGCAGGTCATCAACGACGCCATCGAGCGTGATCTGGAGATTCAGGCATCCAAGAAAGCAGCCAAGGGAGAATCGGTGCGCCAGGAGCGGAGCCTGCTCGGCGACCTGCGAAACCAACTCGGCGACCTGCGCTCTGCCCAAGTTCTGGCCCGCGATCAGATGTGGCGGGGCGTGGAACTGAACCTCAAAAAAATGTCCGCCGGGATCAAGAGCGAGGAAGTGCGACGCGAAGCGGACGTGGCGCTCGCGCAAGTCGCCCAGAAGCGCGAACAACTCAAGATTGAGATGCGCGAAGCTGCGTCAACGGCGGCCCGCACCGAGTTTTACCACGACCGGGAGCGCCAGGCCGTGGCCGCCCTGAGCCGGGCTGGCAACGACCCGGCGGAGCAGGCCCGCATCCTGATCGAATCCGGTGTGCCCGACATGGTGAGCCGTGGTGTGGCACTCCAGGGCGCCTTGCTGAACAAAGAAGGCAAGGCCGGCGGAGCGCTCAACGACCCCAAGAGCGGTTTAGGCAAGATCATGCACGATTTCCGCAGCGGCCAGTTCGGCAACCCGGACGACCCGGCGACCCAGGCCATGGCGGGCCGGGCGCTCGAAAACGAACTGGCGCAGAGCGGAGTCGGCACCGATCGCATGATCGCCCAGTGGATGCAGGACTACGAACAGAGCCCGGAGACGCTGACCAAGGAGCGCCGTACGGCGCTGCAACTCCTGTCGGTCGTTGGCCGCGACCCGTCAGCAGGCGTGGTGGCGGGGCTTCCGGCGTTTCAGGGCGTGGAACGGGTGCTGGGTCAGGCGGGGGCTCCTCAGCCGCAAGGCGCGGCGCCGGCAGCACCGGCCCTGCCGCAGGTATCGTCCCGCGCCGATTACGATGCACTCCCCAGCGGGGCGGAGTACGTTGATCCCAACGGAACCAGGAGACGTAAGCCGTGAGCGAACCCTGGAACAGCGACCCGATTGTGGAAACTGCCCGGCCGCGCGAGGACGAGCGCCCGTGGGAGGCTGACCCCGTTGTGCCGGTGGTGGGGAACGAGCCGGCGCCCACCACGGCGCCCGTCGAACGCCCGTGGGAAGCCGACCCGGTGGTGTCGGCCACTGGCGAAACGGAAGCCGACGACAGCGCGCTCTCGGCCGTGGGCACGTTCTACCGCGAACTGGCGGTGCCGACCCTGCTGGGGGGCGCCCGGGACGCGCTGCAGGGGCTGCTGGACCTGCCGGAGGACTTCGGCCTGACCGGCGATCTGCCGGACCTGCCCGAGGTGCCGGAGCCCACCACGCTGGGCGGTCGGATGGTGCGCGACATGACGCAGTTCCTGGCCGGCTTTGTGCCCGTGTTCGGCTGGCTCGGCAAGGCGGGCAAGCTCGGGCCCATCGCCCGCGGGGCTGCTGCTGGGGCGGCGGCCGACTTCGCGGTCTTCGACGGGCAGGAAGAGCGCCTGTCGAACCTGGTGCAGGAGCATCCGGCGCTGGCCAACCCAGTGACGGAATTCCTGGCCTCCGACCCTGACGACGCGGCGCCGCTCGGGCGGCTCAAGAACGCGCTGGAGGGCCTGGGCCTCGGTGCGGCGGCCGACGGGTTTCTCTCCGGCGTGCGGGTGCTGCGGGCGGCCCGCGCCGGGCGGCGTCAGATCGCCACGGGCGCGACGCCGGAAGTGGTGCAGGAGACGGTGCGCCGCGAGGCCCGGAACATCCTCGATGTACGGGACGTGTCGTCACCGCCGCCGACCGGCCCGATGGCCCGGGAAGCCGGCGGCTCGGCGGCCACGGAACCCGGGGCGGCAGGGATGGCCGCACGTCCCGCCATGGAAGGCGGCCCGGTTTTACGTGAAACGCTGACGCCCGAAGACCTGCTGCGCCAGACCGAGCCGGAGTTCCAGACCCGGGCGGCCGGGCGCAACGCCCCGGAACCGACCCGCGAGGTGCGGGTGGCCGGGAACATCAACCTGGATCGCATCGAGTCGCCCGAGGACCTGAAAAACGCGCTGACCGTGCTGGCGCGCACGGACGCCCCGGACATCGCTGCCGAGCGGGCGGCAGGGACGGCTCGCGGCGAAGCGCACACGGAGGGCGTGCGCGGCCTGCTGCTGGCCAGCGCGCGGCGCACCATGGACAGCCTGCCCCGCGCCGAGGCCGTGCCGGAAGAAGACATGATGCGGGCCCTGGCCAACATCGAGCAACTGCGCGGCGTGGTGGCCTTTTCCGCCGGTCAGGCCGCGGAAGCCAGCGCTCGGCTGCGTGCCTACAAGCACATCAAAGACGCGGTGGCCCAGCAGGACTACAAGGCCATGCGCGAGATGGTGGACGGCCTGGGCGGCAATAAAATGGTGGAACGGAAAATAGCCCTGACCGCCGCCATCGACGATCTAGAGGCGTTTGCAAATCATGCGCCAAAGATTTGGGAGGCCAAGACCATCGACAAGGCGCTGGAGGTGTGGCGGGCCGGCCTGCTGACGGGCTTCCGTACCCAGGCGGCGAACTTCCTGTCCAACACCCTGGTACTGGGATACACGGTGCCGGAACGCGCGATAGGTGCGTCCTTCGGCGCTCTTGCCGGCGGAGAACGCATCCATGCCCGCGAAAGCCTCGCGTTCGCCAACGGTGCGCTCAAGGCCATGCGCCGCGCGTCCTCCGATGCCTGGCAGGTGTTCTGGCGCGAGGCCCCGGGGCCGGAAGGTGCCCCGGAGAGCGTGCGCCGCACCGTGCCCGGGCTGCAGATGGGGGAGGAACTGCCCGCCGGGGCCTTCAAGAGCCAGGAAGTGGGGCGCCGGCACGCTGTTGGCGGAACGGTTGGATACGCCGTCCGCTCGCCATTCCGAGCGCTCGATGCGGCCGACGTGTGGTTCAAGACCATCACCTTCGGCGGGGAGGTCGAGGCGCTGGCGATTCGCAAGGCCCTGGCTGAGGGGTTGGAAGGCCATGTCTTGCGTGAGCGGGTGGCGCAGATCGTCGGTCATCTCGACGAGTTTCCGGACATCGTAGCCGAAGGGAATGCGCGGGCGGCAGTCAACACGTTCACCACGCCGTTGCACGAACAGGAGGGCTTTATCGCCGACCTGGCGGGCAGCATCTCCAAGTTCACGGCCAAGCACCCGTCCTTCGGGTTTGTGGCGCCGTTTATCCGCACGCCGGCCAACATCTTCAAGTTCGCGGCCGAGCGCACGCCAGCCGGGTTCTTCATGGCCGACATGAAAAAGGCGATCAAGGCTGGCGGCGCCAAGCGGCAGGAGGCGCTGGCCAAGATCACGCTCGGCTCGTCGGTCATGGGCTCCATCGCATGGGCCGCAGCCGAGGGGCACATCACCGGGCACGGGCCCACCGATCCGAACAAGCGGCGTCTGTGGCGGGCCAACAACCAGCCCTACAGCGTCCGGCTGCCCGGCAGCGACACCTGGTACAGCTACGCGCGGTTCGAACCCCTGGGCACACTGATGGGCATTGCCGCCGATGGTGTGGAAATCATCAAGAATGCGCGCAGCGAGGAGGATTGGGACAACATCGCCATGCTGGGCGTGACGGCCGCAGCCAACGTGATGACGAACAAGACCTTCATGCAGGGGCCCACCGCGTTGATCTCCGCGCTGGAGGACCCGCAACGGTTCGGAGACCGCTTTGTCGAGATGCTGGGCGGCTCGACGGTGCCCACGCTGATCGCGGATGTGGCGCGGGCCAACGATCCGGTGCTGCGGAACGTGCGCAGCGTGATGGACGCCTGGCTTAACCGGGTGCCGGGAGCCTCCGGCCGGCTGCAGCCGATTTTGAACCTGTGGGGCGAAGAGGTTGTCCGCGAAGGCGGGGCGCTGGCGCAGGTGTTTTCCCCCGTCTACGTCAGCACTGCCGACAAGGACCCGCTGGCCGCCGAGTTGATGCGGGTGGAGTATCACCCGGGGATGCCGGGCCGCTCGATCAACGGGCACGACCTGACGCCGGAGCAGTTCACCGAGTACGTCAAGATGGCCGGGCGTCCGGCGAAGCAGGTGCTGGCCGAACTGGTATCCGACCCGGGCTGGGCCGAGGTGCCGGACTACTACAAGGCCGAGCGCATGGAGGCCATCATCGGCACGTTCCGTCGCATGGCCCGCCAGCAGATGATGGCCAAACATCCGGAACTGGTGGTGCCGGCGCGGCTGGAAGAGGAAATGAAGGCCGTGGCGCCGGCCGCCGCCGGGCAGGAACCATCGGCCCGCACGCCGGCACAGACGGAATTGGTGGCCGCCGCGCACGGGTTGGGGCCCGTGGTGGCATCGACGGCGCCGCGGGGGCGGGTGCCCCGAGCAACGCTGGACGCCGTGCAGGCCGCAGTGCGAAATTCGGCCCGGGGACTGGTGCAGGCCAAGACCATCGGAGAGACAACCGAAACACCGTCGGTGGACACCGAGCGGGTGCTGCAGATGTCCCGCAATCCAGGCAAGCTGATGGACGCCATCATGTCCCGCACCGGGTCCCTGGCGGCAGATGACCCGGAAGCCTTCGCCGCCCTGGCCTCGCAGGCGCAGCGCGCGATGGACTACCTGGCGGAACGCGCTCCGACCAGCGCGGAGCCACCCTCAATCTTCGGCGAAAAAGCGGAAGCGCCGGAGCACGAGCAGGCCGCCTGGCGCCGGACCGTGGCCGCGGCCCTGGACCCGCTCGCCGCGGTAGAACGGCTGGGGCGCGGGGAACTCGATCAGGAAGCCTTGGACACGCTGCAGGCCCTCCATCCGCCGATCTTCGAAACCTTTCAAGCCGGCGTGCTGGAAGCCCTGGCGGCGGAAACCGAACCACCCGATTATGAGCGGCGGCTGTACCTGGGGCAGATTCTTGGCCCCGGCGTCGAGCCCACCACGGCGCCGCGGTTCGTGGCCGCCATCCAGAGCACGTTCGGCGAGCGCGACCCGAGGCAGGGAATGCCCGGAACCTTCCCGCGCCGCAACGGCAGCCAGACCTTGACCGGGCGCGAATCGCGCCGCAAGAGCCGCAACATCTCACTGGCCATGGCCGAGCGGATGTCCGGCGGAGAAACGCTTTCCACGCCAGTGCAGGAATTGGCCAAACGCTAGGAGCCGACAATGAGAACCGCCAACACCCGACTGTTCGACGCTGTGGAACTGGCCACCGACCAGGTGTCCGCCTCGTTCAACATCGAGCGCCTGGAGCATTTCGGGGCCGTGGCCACGTGGACCAACACCACGCCCGCGGCTGATACATTCGCCCCGGAGGACGTGATCCTGGCGGCGGATCAGATCATCATTGCCACCAATGCGTTCGTGGCCGATCTGCCGGTGCAACTCACTACGACCGGCACGCTGCCGGGCGGGCTGGCCCTGGCCACCACGTACTACGTGCAGGTCGTCGATGCGGACCGCTTCCAACTGGCCCTGACGGCCGGCGGGGCCGCGGTGGACATCACCGACGCCGGATCGGGCACGCACACGATCACGCCGATCGCCGCCGCCCCGACGTTCGGCCTGGGAGACGTGTTCGTGCTGGGCGATGAGTTGAAGGTGACGGCCCACGGCTACGTGGACAACCTGCCGGTGAAGATCACCACGACCGGGACCCTGCCGGCTGGCATCAGCGCCGGGGTCACGTACTATCTGCTGGGCCTGAACGTCGATCAACTCCACCTGTACGATGCCCCCGGCGGCAGCCTCATCGACATCACGGACCGCGGCACCGGCACCCACACCATCGAGCCGGTGGATTACGCACCCACCTTCGGGCCAGCCGCGGTGTTCCCGACGGCCAACATCATCGTCATCACGGCCCACGGGTACGAGGCCAACCTGCCCGTGCAGTTGACCACGACCGGGACGCTCCCGACCGGCCTGGCTCTGGTGACCACCTACTACGTGGACGTGGTGACCGTGGATCAGATTAGGCTGCTGGATGCGCCGAGCGGCTCCGTGGTGACCTTCAGCGACGTGGGAAGTGGCACCCACACGGTCGAGCCGGCCACTGCGGCCCCGACGTTCACGGCCAAGGAGGTCTACACGCTGGGCGACGAACTGGTGCTGACCGCTCATGGCTACGTCGATGACCTCCCTGTGCAGTTGACCACGACCGGCACCTTGCCGGCCGGCCTGGCTCTGGTGACCACCTATTACGTCAAGGTGGTGACGGTGGACCACATTCAGCTCGCTGCGACGCCCGCCGGCGCAGCCATCGACATCACCGACGAGGGCACCGGTACCCACACGGTCGAGCCGGTGGTGGCGGCCCCGACGTTCGGGCCGGAGGACGTGGCCCCAACGGGGGACGAGTTCTACGAGGCGAGCCATGAGTTGGTGACCGATCTGCCGGTGCAGTTGACCACCACGGACACGCTGCCCGCGCCGTTGCTGTTGGCGACGACCTACTACGCCAAGAAGAACGACGCCAACCGGTTCTCGCTTGCGGCCACACCGGCAGGTGCGGCCATCGACCTGACCGACCGCGGCGTCGGCACCCACACCATCACCCCGGTCGCCTACGCGCCTACGTTCGAGACCACGGACGTGGATGTCGGCAATGACATGATCTACGAAGGCAGCCACAGTTTCGTGGAAGATGAGGAAGTGCAGTTCACGACCACGGGGACACTGCCCGCAGGGCTTTCCCTGGCCACGCCGTACTACGTGCTGGTGCAGGACGTGGATCGCATCAAGGTCAGCGCCACCGTCGGCGGGGCGGCGGTAAACATCACCGACGTGGGTACCGGCACCCATACCGCGACCCGGCAGGCTGCGGCACCATCTGTCGCCGCCGCGGAAGTGTTCCCCATGGCGGACTCGCTCTACATGGCCGCGCACGGGCTGGTGGATGCCGAAGAAGTCCAGTTCACCACCGCCACCACGCTGCCCGCGGGGCTGTCGCTGGCGACGCCGTACTACGTGATCGTCGCGGACGCCAATTCCATCCAGGTGGAAGCCTCGGTGGGTGGCGGTGTGGTGAACATCACCGATGGCGGCACCGGCACGCACACCGCGACCCGGCAGTCCGGCAACGACACCGTGGAGCAGGTCGGCACGACGGCTGACAGCGTCCGGGCCGCCACCCATGGGCTGGTGGCCGCGGAAGAAGTGGTGCTCACCACGACGGGGACGCTACCCGCAGGTCTGGCCTTGGCCACGACCTACTACGTGCTGGTGGTGGACGCCAACCACCTCCAACTGGAGGCCAGCATCGGTGGCGGCGCCATCGACATCACCGACGGCGGCAGCGGAACGCACACGGCGACCCGGCAGGCGGCCAACGGCGCGGGCGAGGACTACGGGCTGGTGGCCAACAGCATCCGGCTCACGGGCCACACCCTGGTTGAGGACGAGCCCGTGGTGCTGTCCACGGCCGGCACCCTGCCTGCTGGCCTGTCCCCCGGCACCTACTACGTCATCAAGACCGACGCCAACACGATTCAGGTGGAAGCCTCGGTTGGCGGTGGCGCCATCGACATCACCGACAACGGAACGGGCACCCACACGGCCACGCGCTCCAGCCCCGACCAGGCGGTCGAGGAGGTGGGGCCCACGCCGAACAGCATCCGCATGACGGCGCACGGGCTGGTGGCGAACGAGCCGGTGGCTCTGACCACCACGGACACGCTGCCGGCCGGGCTCACGGTGGCCACATGGTACGTGCTCGTCACGGATGTCGATACGGTCCAACTGGAGTCCAGCGTCGGGGCCGGTGCGGTGGACATCACCGACAACGGAACGGGCACCCACACCGCGACCCGCAACACCGCGGCCGACGACATGGAGGACGTGGGCTACGTGGCCGAGCAAATCCACCTCCCCGCCCACGGGCTGGTGGACGCGCAGATCGTTCAGTTGAGCACAACCGGCGCGCTGCCGACCGGCCTCTCGGCCAGCACCGACTATTACGTGATCGTGGACGACGCCAACTACATCCGGCTGGCGTCCTCGCGCGCCAACGCCCTGGCCGGCACGGCCATCAACATCACCGGGGAGGGCACCGGCACGCACACGCTGACCCCCTCCAGTCTGTCCACGGGGATCACCGTGCAATACGCGAACACCGAGACGCCGGTCGAGGCCGATTGGGTGGACAGCGCGCTCACGCTCACGATGGACGACGATCCGCTGATCGGTCTCATCGCCGGAACCAACGTCGGGTTCCGCCACCTGCGGCTCAAGACCACCAGTTCGGGCGGCAGCGGAGCCCTCACCGTGGACATCAACGCCAAGGGCGGCACCTGATGAAGAGCCGGCACGCCGAGCACAACAAGATCGGGCAGGTGATGCTTAGTTTTTTCCGGCGTCTGCTGCGCCTGCTTTCAGGGAGGAAGGCCATGGGTTCGAAACCGCGTAAAAACTATCGCTTCGGCACGCATTCCCGCAGGCAGCTTGCCACGTTGCACCCGTCCTTTCAAGCGGTGTTGCATGAGGTTTTGGAAACCGACGACTTTGCCATCGACCAGGGCGGGCGCACGGAGGCGCAGCAGTGGGAATACTACAACGCCGGCACCTCGCAGCTTCATCCGCCGGACGGCAAGCACCTGATTCAACCGGACGGCTGGGCCTACGCCGCCGACCTGTGCCCTTGGATCAACGGCCATCGGCTGGCGACGGATGCGGAAAGTTTCGGGCCGTATCAGATGGCGCAGTTCGCCTGGTTTCTGCGGCGCGTCGAACAGGTGGGCGAGTATCTCCTGCGGGCGCAGGCGCTCGTCACCGGAGAGCATTTTCACCTGCGGTTCGGGATCAACTGGGACGGCGACGCGGAGATTCTGACCGACCAGAAATTTCAGGACTGGTTTCACGTCGAGATGGTGCGGGTCCGCGCGGGAGAGGGTGGCGGACATGGCTGAATTTCCGCAACCCATCGAAATCCCCGTGGGGTGGCTGGCCGCGTTGGGGGCCGTGCTGCTGTGGGGCTGGCGCGCGGTCAGCGTCGGGCGCCAGATCGGGGAACTGACCCAGGAGGTCAAGCGCCTGCGGGCCGACTTCACGCACCTGCGCGAGCGGCTGGAAGCGCACCTGGACCGAGGCCCCTGATGGACGACTGCATGTTCAACCCGGAACTGATTGCGGCGGCGGG